TCAAAATGGTTTTTGCCGTCGAATTTGGTTTCTTTTCCTTCGAAGATAACGGTAGGCATAGCCAATAGCTGTGCAACTGTCGGACGATCCGATGTATCAACTGATTCGGTCATTAACCTGAAGTTATTAAGCTGCTGCTCGAAAACAACGTTGTGGTTGTTAGCTGGCTTAGTGTTGGCATAGGTATTGGTGTTGTACCCGAAGAGTGACTTCATACGGTCAATATCTTCGTTTACTTTACGTACAGGTATAGCTTGGTTAGCTGCTTCTTTCGATGCAATTGGTCTATTCTTATCCAAAACTGGTTTTTCACCTTCATTATCAGACATTTCGTAATAATCTGGCTGATTAGTACCAGTTTTTAATAGATCGCTACCAACTTTAGTCACACCACCTTCACCTGCCAAACCATCGCCTACGTTAGCATCATTTTTTACAGATTTAGGGTCGCGCTTACCGAAAACACCATTAGCTTGATCTTCATATTTTTCTTTATTGGTACCGTTTGTCGTCTGGTTCAAAACGTCTATTTGTGTATGCATACCCCTATTTTGGTCTACAATACCATTACGTTCTGTTTTGTCCGTTGTGTCCTGAGCATCAAACTTCTGATTTTTCATTGCGCGTACCTTTTCTTCGGTAGTTTCCTGCGATTTGCTTGCCTGCTTCATATCGCGATTAAGCTGTTTGGTTTCATTCTTTTTGTTCTGACCCATAACGTCCTGACCACCTATAACAGGATAAGCCATTTCATTTATGGTTTCTTCGTATTCTATTCGCATAGAAACTAAGTCGCCTTCGCAAATACCTGTCAGCACTGCCATATCAGCATAGTCCTGATCGTCGATCATCTGCGGGTCGTTTTCCAAGAACTCAAGTAGAGCAACTTTTTTGTATGGCTCTAACTTGCGTAGCCTATTTTCAAAGATTTTACCCTTTGTTCCAGCGCGTAGCTGTAACTCGGACTTGCCAATGCCTTTTCCGAGCTGTAAATTTTTTGCTTCTTCCATAGTAGGTTCGAATTGTGAAAATTCTGGTGATTGTATCGGCGGGGCAACTTGGTTGCTCAGCTCCTGCTTTTTACCCTGTAGCGTTTTTTGCTGCGCTATAAGTGATTTATAAAAGTCGGCAACCTGCCTAACCTCTGGCGATAATGTTGCATAGTTGTTAGGGTTTGAAATAGCCTGACCAAACGTTTGAGAGTCTGGGTAGCCAGCCTGACGTGCCAGCTCGCCGAATTTCATACTATTTTGCCGCATCTGGCTTGTAATAACGTCCAGTTCCGATTTAGCCTGACCCACATTACCAATACCCTTAATATCGTCCAGAATGTCATCGTCTGGGGTGCCACCCATAGTTTCTGGGTTCATATCGGTTTGTTCTGGGTTTTCTTCCTCAGGGTTGGCTACCTGATCTGTTGGTATGATACCGCCTTCTTCGTCAGCCATTTCATCATTGCCAGCCATAGGCATAGGTTCTGGTTCCATCGCTGTTTTACGTTCGCTTCTGGCTATAGGAGTATTACCGTACTTCTGGTACTCCCTATTCATATCTTCCAACGACTTAGACCCCGAAAAATTCGTGAATCCTTCACTTTGAACCGATATTTGATTATTTTCCACCAACGATTGCAACATTTGTTTTGCAAACTGACCGTCCTTGATCATTTCGTTAAGAACTGCACGTTTTACTTCGTGCGTAGCGCCTTCGTTCAACGGAACAAAACCTTCGCTCGCCAGTGCAGCGTACATAGTGTCAAATTGCTTTTTATTACGCATCAAGGTTTCCAGCAACGCATTGAGCTGATTAGGCGAAAGACGTTCAAACACGCCAATTCCCGCTTTTGACGCATCTTTATCAGCGTCATAGTCGGCTGGGGTGTCTTGCTTGCCTTCTGGATATTCTACAGGCTGATCCACTTTTTTAGTGTTATCAACGTCTGTGTTGTCAATTGTTTGTGCATTGTTTTTCATATCATCTATGCTGGATTCATTTATTTTGCCCGTTCCGTGACAAGATGGGCATTGTTGATGGGTTGATTTACGGATATTTTCAATTATTTTGCCACAGCTTTTGCATTGAGCTATGCCGATCTCGGAAATACCTAACGGAACACCTACGGTGCCTTCTGACTGACAGAAAGGGCAGGCATGTAGGTCATATCCAACTCCATTGCATGTAGGGCACTTACCCTCTGATTTGAAAGTTGATACAGCTTCCTTAATTATTGTACGAATATCGTTCATTCCGATTCTAATTTTAAATAATGCTCTCTTATTAATTTGGCTATAATCTCAGGGCTTTTACGTGCTGTTTCAGCTAATACCGTAACGATACCCCAAGAGCATGGGCTTGATTCTTCCCTTGATTCGCCAATAAGTTTTATGGGTTTGTCGGCTGAGTCGCCTTCGGAACAATACGGAAATGTCATACATTTCGGTTTTATTTCAACAAATTTGCCACCCTTCCAAAATGGCGTGGCGTTTTTACCCTTTACGGTTTCACGACCGAACCACTCTAATATCATTTGCTCAGTTACCGCCTGACCATTTACTTTGGTAATAATCTGACCACCTTTGAACGATAATCGTTTGTTAAGCTCTTTTCGCGGAACGTGCCCAAGCGGGCCTATAAAAAAGCCGCCTGTTTGCGCGTTGTCAGCGGAATAACCGCCCATTACGCCGCCAGTTAATGCGCCAGTGGTCGTTTCGTCGAGAGCTTCCTTTTTACGTAACTCTTCGGCGATCATCTGTAATATTTGAACCTTAGTGTAGCCCATTAGTTGCTCGCATTCTTTAAGTCGCTCATCCAAAAACTTTTCTTTGTCCAGAGCGCTTTATATAACTGAACGAGTACGTTTCTTGCAATTTCAACAACCGAATCCTGCACCGCTTTGTCAGATTTTACCATCTGGTGAACAATATCCTTAATCTTATTTTCAAGTGCGATATTACGACCAGATTCAAAGTAGCTTTTTAAGGCTTTTTTTGCTATCTGTTCTACATCGCCTTTGGATATCTGGTCGCCTTCCGTCAATATATTAGACTCCGACAACGCAGCGTATAAGGCTTTGTCAAATTGTGCTTCAGTTATCTTAATTTTAGTACCCATTTTTCATAAATATACATAAGCGTCACGAAAAACTAACTGTAATCAAATTTTCCACGCCTTTACAATAAATACTTACTAAAAATAAAAAAACCAAGCAACTCCGTTAATACGGAATCGCTTGGCTAACATGAACACAACAAAAGAAGATTTTATTTATTTCTCACAAGAACTACACTGTATCCTATACCTACGGAAGGTATCGCCCAGTTAAATGCTGTTGGTGTGGTGAACGGCGTATACCCTATATTAAGAAAGTTTACCGACAAAGAAAACCCCGTTCGAAGAGAGTACTTAGTCTTAGGTATGTTTGGTGGGTTACTAACAGGCTCTACCTTATACGGCACCATTAATAGGTTAGCCCCTCGATAATGCATATCAAGTAGATTCTTGGATATAGGTTTGGTGTAATTACCAACGGAGTCAATAAAATAAGGTTCAATAGTTAATCGTGTCACCTTTTCCTTTTTATCATCATACTGGGCTATCACTAATCCAAAATTAAGTGAAAAGTTATCGATAACAGTATTGTTCGGTGTGATTTCCAATTTATCTGGCGTGTTTATAGCTTTGAACCAAGAAGTCGCCCCTATCGTGCGTACCGAGTCAAAACTATAAAAAGAAAGTCCGTATCTATCCGCGTCCTTAGGGTCACGCACAAGTTTATTACTGGTAACAACCTCTTTTGGTATATACTCGGGTCTGGCAATATAAATAATTTTTGGGTGTTTCTTTAGAGAATCCAATTCTCTTGTTAGTTTATATAAATTCTTGTCAGCCAACGCTAATTGTTCACGCGTTACCTTTAAAACGATAGTACTATCGTTAACAGCTTTCAAGTTGTTATCGGCTATGATCTTAGCTTCCGCTGTTTCTTTCTTAGCCTGACGGGTTGACCCGCATTGGTTGAAGAATAGGAAGATGAACAACAGCATCAATACTGACGCGATCCAACCCCAGTTTTTAATTATAAAACTGACGGTTCCTTTGATAAATTGCCAAAATGCTAACATAAAAAAAGTGCTTAAATTAACTTATGACAGCAAATATAAGCACTAATAATCTAAAAACCAAATTTTTGCAAAAAAAAACTTACATACCACCCGAAACAGCGCCCTGCAAATGCCCCATTAGCTGGGGATTGAAGTATTTGTACGCACTGGTTAGCATCCCAAGATTCTTTTCGTTAATCTCAAGGAAATTATCGTATTTAGCCTGTATACTTTTATTGGCACTATTGATATTGAATACCATCGGTTGATTATCCTGCATGGTTACTTTTATTGTTAGCACCATAGCCGAATCACTAATGTGTACAGTCATCATATCAATGTTATTAACTGTACCCTGCATAGCTTCCATAAAACCGTTTAGGATTGTTTGTAAACCCATAGTGATATTACCTGCCAGTTCGTCCTGAGAGTCAGAAACCACGGTAGCGATCTGATTGTTATCAAGTGTAATTTTTTTATCGTCATTCTGGGTATTTAAAGACCTGTCAGATAGCTCAGAATCCTGACTACCTATTATATGCGGATTGTTGTACTGCTCTTCTTTTAAGACCTTACGTACACTATCCATATGTTTCTTCATAGAAACGTATTCAAAGTCGTGGTTTGGCATTATTTCATCGTTTTAATAGTATTGTTTATATGTTCAAAGTATGGTAAAGCCGCTGGTGATAGGTCGTAGTAGCACTTAGCGTAATTACTGCGGTTTAACACCCCTTGGAACTCCTTAGCCTCTTCTATAGGTAGATTAGTACCTGAAAATACTGACTTAATATGGTGCTCCTTGATTAGCTCACTAATAACCTGTAGCATAGACTCAATTTGGTTGGCATCATACCAAGCCCAACTGTTATGCCCTCGCCACATCATCCCGTGTATCTTTCCATTATAAATACTTCCTTTCCAATCAAAATGATCCCCGCCGACACTCTTTCTGGTGAGATAACCCACATTCTCTAATCCGATCGATATAATTTGGCTATCAATTTCGGGGACGCCAAACAGGTTGCTGTAATGTAGCGGGCTGAAATGCTGATAAATTTGACCGTCAAGACCAATTGTAAATGTAAACGACGCATCGTATGCGCCGTTATGCCTGTTTGAAATCTTCGTAAAATAATCTTCAATACTTGAAGCAGTGTGCGCTAAAAGAATTTGCGTCTTAATACTGGGTTTTTTTGATACTTGGTTATTGCTAACCATATGGTCTGTGTTAATCATCACCTTTTAAATACCTTAATTCGGGATAAAATCCGATCTTTTATTGGTGTAGATTGCTGCTCATTACTCTGAATGCTTTGTGGCGCTGGGCTTTGCGGCACAGACACTGGGCGATCTTCTGATAAAGACATTTGCCTATTCCGTTCTGCCTGTTCGGATATGTCGTCAACTATTTTCTGGTGGTCTACCTCAGTACTCAGTTTTTTTTTTCATCCTCGAAGACTATAATTCGGTCTTGAGGCGCTGGTGTTTCGTCAACCACGGGTGGAACTTCTATCACGGGTACGTCAACAACTGGTGTACTTAATTCGGCAACTGGTGCACTTAATTCGGCAACTGGTGCACTTAATTCGGCAACTGGGGGATTATCAATGTCAAATAGCTTTAGCTGCGCTGGGTCTTCAACGGGAACGTCTGAATCATCTTTCTTTGGTGTGTATGAATACTCAGGTCTTTTCACCGCGGCTTGACGTATATCACGTAATATGTCTGGGTGTATGGTAAGCTCAGGTTCTGTTGTAGGTTCTGTTGTAAGCTCAGGTTCTGTTGTAGGTTCTGTTGTAAGCTCAGGCAAAGTTTCAATAACTGGTGTTACGTCATTTGGCGATGGTAAATTATAATCCTGTTGGAACGGTATTGATTCTTCTGTAACCTTAGCGCCATCAGCGTTTTCGGTTGATTCCATCCTCATAGTCCTAATGAAAAAATGGAAGAAGGTAATGGAAATAAGCGGAATCATAGCCCCACTAAAAGTAGCCAAGATACGTTTATGTACAATAATGTTTCCAGCGGTTTCCCAGCCGAACCAATTAAATAACGGGTCAAATAGTTCAACCCAGTTTTTGAATAGTGTGCTGGTTACATCAATGTTTGTATAGCTGAAAAACACGTTTCCGATGATCTGTATGAGAGTTACTATACTGAAAGGGAACCAAGCCCAGTTTGATAGTTTGCTTGCCGCTATGGAGCTTAAAACAGCCACCTCGACGGCAACAGAAAGGAAGATAGCCCAGCTTGCTGGATTACTGATCTCCCAGAACGTTACAACGTGAGCCAGTGACACAATTACTGCGAACAGTATTGGCAATAAGTATGACGTCAGCGTTATAGTCCTATAATGCTTTTTAAGATATGGAATAAATTTCATTTTACAGTAGTGATTTTTTGAGTTCCTTGACTTCAGTTATTGTACGATGTAACCCAATAATACTCATTTCGTACAAAAAGGAAAGGTTTTCTTCTTCCAATTCATTACTATCTGTGGAACCCGCACCTGTACCCATTTGCTCATTCATCAAAGCGATGATGCCTTTGGCTGTAGTGCTTATAATTTCAAGATTTGCCTTTACAGCCGCGTCATCATTACGCCACAAAGAGATATATGCAGCCGAATGCTTCAATTTTTCGGTTGGGATACCAAAATAGCGGAGTACGACAAACGCGCTTCCTTCAGCCTGTAGTTCTAATACCTGTGTATCGTTACGACCTACGTAAGCGTCTTTAATAATCGTTTCCTTTGAAGTTAAACGGTCTGCTGGGTCAACTTTAATACCCCTTGCCTCTTTGTCAGCTATAATAGCCAATTTTCGGCTAACCTCTTTCTTTATTTGGTCAGTTAAGAACGTCTGGTGTGTTAAAGAGTGCGCCAGCTCATGTGCTGCCGTAGACGCCCTGCCGACGCCAGCGTTGGACGCTAACAAAGTAATATCACCCATCATTGACGAGCTACCCTTTGAGCCGCCCATATCTTCCTTTTCTTTAAAGTTTAGATTGAGTTTTTTAATAACCTCAACCAAAACCTCATAGATTTTGTCAGCTATTTCGTCGGGCTCTGATGTATGCCACTCTGGTGCCGATGGTCTTGAAGCCACTGGCATGTCCTGTATTTGTTGTACGTCTTCAACGTCCAAATGGGTAAACCGCATTTTGAACGCATGATACCCGCTCATTCGAGAAGATTGAATACGAACAAATTTATCCAGACTTAATTTTTCAGAATAACCCAAACCAGTTTTTTGAACGGGTTTTAGGTACCATAGGTCTTCCTTCGTCGCATTATCTGGTAACTTTGGTTTGCGGTAATCCTCGCGCCACTTATTTTCCGCGGCTATAAGCGCACTATCTCCACCACCTACGGTCGAAGGTACCCAAAGACCAATCCTACCTACGCCAGGATACTTAGCAAGTAGCGTCTGCGGGTCTTTTGGCTCCATATTCAATTTCTTCCAATCACCTGCTGACAGCACCTCTCTCGCATTTCTATTTTGCAAGTAAATTAAGAACGTATTGATAAACGAATACCTAAATACGGAAGCAAATTGAAGGTACTGGTTAACCTTAGCTATAAGGTCTGCATCACTAACGGCGTCGGCTAATTCGTCAACAAACTTGCCAAGCTGCGCCTCAATATTTTCCCGTGTTTGCGGAAGCTCTATACTCGGGGCAACGGTACCTTCAATAAAGTCGCGAACCTGTTCAAGTTTTGTCAGGAAGGCATCAAGTTTAGGGTTAGCTTTGGATTCAACCTCTGGGTTGTCTGGGCTATGCGCCTTACCTAGCGCTATATTTACATCACGCAAAAATAATTGAATAGTGCGAAGCTGGGCTTCAATAAATTCTGGGGTTTTAGTTCGCCAAAAGAAAAAACGCCAGTTCTCACCTTCCTTAATCGGACTTGGTGGGAACTGGAAGAATGGCTTTCCGTTTGCAACGGGCGGGTTCTGGTTGTAACGCGCATTAAACCAGCCGTTATTATCTTTATTAGCCCAAATGAAATTCTGAGCCATAAAATCGATTTCTGGCTTTGACCCAACTATCCATAACCTGAATGTGTCGTTGTGCCCTTGTTTTTGTACGTCCAGTTCCTCGTCGATAGAAGCATAACTTTCGCTGATCGTTAACATTGTTACTTTTTCTTTACTACCTTATTCCGTCGAACCGTTTCCAGCTCTTTGTTCAATTTGGCTATTTCCTTATCAATTTCTGTTTGGCGATTAACATCGAGCATTCTACGGTCGGTTGACTGTATCATTCTTTTTTCTGCCTTCAGACCTTCGATTTGCAGCATTAAGGAGAACTCTTCTGCCGTTACACTACTAACGCTATCAATCCGCTGGGTGTTATTACTAATAGCCTTTGTATTTTTAGCTATTGATTTACTTTGGTTACAGTTTTGTACTAAGTTGATCATCAAGAAGAAGACCAGCAATACAATACCGTAATCACGTAGCCACTTTAAAGTGTTTTCCATAATTGTGTTTATTATAAATATCTATTTATTACTCAAAAAACTTGAACAGCATAGGGGCATTGAACCTCAGCTTCTTAATGGCTTGGTTCTTAACCTGACGCACACGTTCTTTCGTTAAATCCAGATTATCAGCAATTTGTTGAAGCGTAAGTGGCTCACCATCCAGACCATAATACTGCATGATTATGTCGCGTTCCCTCTTATTGAGAATACTCATAACCTGTTGTAGCGCAGTAGGAAGACCCATACCATCGTCCGAAGGCTGGGTAAATGCCGTATTATCTCCACCGTATAGCGTATTTATCAACTCTTCGCCGTCAAAACTAATTTGTTGATTAAGACTTTGCGTGCGATTAACACCTTGGTAGACACACCAATCCCCGTATTCCTTTTCAGTCATAGTTTTTTTGTTATCTTTCATGTCGTTAATAACGTTGACTGGTAACCTAACGGTTCTCGAATGTTCGTTTAATGCCTGTAAAATGGACTGCCTAATCCAGTGAACGGCATAGGAATAAAATCTGACTTCCCTATCACAATCAAATCTCCTAGCCGCCTTAACAAGACCGTAATTACCCTCGGCAATTAAATCTTGAAAATCTAGCCCCTGATTCTGATATTCTTTAGCTACGGTAATAACAAACCGTAAATTAGCACGAATTAATTTTTCTAGCGCTTTAGGGCACCCAGCACGCAACTGCGCTATTACTTCATTTTCCTCAATCGGAGTGAGTACTTTAATCTTCCTAATGTCCCGTAAGTACGGTGAAATTTCGCTTTCGTTAATCCACATCGTTTTCGTTGTTTTGGTTATCTTTTCTGTGTTTATCTTTATAACTTTTCAAAAAATCTAGCTCTGCTGGGGATAGTGAAGAATACCCAGTATTTCTCATTTTAATTAGAAGTTCATTAATAATGTCGTTGTCGGACAACGAAGGCTCTTCAACTTCTCTCGGTGGTATGGGTATAGCCTCTACAGGAGAAACTTGTCGCGTATATGGCATCCTATTACCTATCGCGGTTAAAACATCGCGAAAAGCCTTAATATCGCTCCCAATCATATTATTTCTTTCCGACGAGGCATCTTCCATTTTTAACTTTAAATGTGGAGCCATATACCGTATGGATTTTTTTGTGGTCGGAAACACAAAGATCATATCAACCTGATCTTTCAGAGTGGCTAAAAACACTTCTTCTATATCTTTTATAGATTTTTTACTATAAAAGTATACAACAAATATGTTAAAACCATAGATAAAGCTTAAACGTTTCCGCTTATCAGCGACAAGCTCCATAGCTCTATCTGCATGTGTAGGGTGACCGCCCAGCAAAATAGTTACATATTGTTTACTTCTGTTTGGTAGTAGGTTCATTGGTAGATAAATAAGTTAAATCGTCAACTTTTCTGACATTTATTATGTGATCAGCCCAATCCATCATAACTGGATTATGGGTTATGATAAATATTGAGTCGAAGTATTCTTTCATTCTTTCGAAAAATGCGCCCAGTAACGACATATTTTCGTTGCCAACCTGTCCGAAAACTTCGTCAAATACAACGATGTTTGGCTTCGGTAATGAGCATACCTTGGAAAGAACACAACGTAAAGCAAGCAAAGATATTGTGGACTCATAGCCGCTGCCAGCCATTAATTTCTTTTCAATACCACCTTCATTATCCACCATCCAAAATTCAACCTCATTCTTATCGTTAAGCCTGATTTCAAGCTTAAACGGAACTGTATCAAACATCATCTGGTTAAGGTAAGAGTTAATGATCGGGATCATCGTTCCGAGTATCATCTTTGAAATACCGTTCTTGCCGAATATAGCGATGTACGTGTTGTAAATCTTGTTGATAATTTCGTCGCGGGCAACTTCCTTTTTGGTATCTTTTAACCTTTCTATGGTGTTGGTAGTAGCCTCAATATCCTTTTCGTAACCCTTGAGCGTGAGTTTTTTACCGTCCCGATCTTCATTAAGATCAGACAACTGACGTTTTAAAGAAGCTATTTGTGTGTCTATCTGACGGTTATCTTCAATAAATGTTTTATTGCTACGGTATTTTTCAAGCTTTTCATTGCCGCGAAGCAAATTGCCTCGGTAAGCGTCCAGCTCTACTTCGTTACGTTGAATTACCAATACAGCTTTGTCGTGGGTAGCCCAAGCGTCCTTAGTTTTTTCGTGCGATTCAATATCCGTATTCAGTGCGGTTATTGTTTTTCCGAGAGTATCAATTTCCGCACCAAAATCTGCAATCTCTTTGGTTTTCGAAGCAATCTCTCCGCTATGGTCAACGCCTTCCAATGGACGCTTACAGGTAGGGCAGAACTCGCCGTTTTTAAGCTGTTCAATAACCCGCTCCCCCATACCCTTTTTAGTTCTGGCGGCACTGATCAGGTTGTTTGCTTCCTGAAGCTCACCCTTGATAGCGTTGTACGTATCAATATCAAAGTTGTCCTTCGGTACAACCAAATCCTTTTTAAGTGAAGTTATACTCGCTTCCTTATTCGTGATAGTTGATTCAAGCTTTGCGATACCGTCCAATATCTCTTCTTCCTGCACTTTGTACAATTCCTCGTCCACATTTTGATGTTTTTTCAGACCAGCTATTTCAATATCTTTGGTCTGATTAAGTATTTTACCCTCAACATCAGTAAGTTGCATCTGAACGGCAGCGGCAAGCGATTTGTAGTCTTCTAGCTTAACACCTTCGTCCACAATTTGTTGATCCAATGCCGCCGTGTTGGTTATATTCAATTTTGACGTCTTAACCCACTCGGATTGCATAACCTTGCACATATCAGCTTTCTCGGCTAACACTTCCACGCCGATGAAACGTGTAAATATTCTACCGCGCTCGGTAGGCTTAGAGTCTATCAGTGAGTAAAAATTCTTGATCGTGGTGATTATGGTTAACAGGAAATCATCATATTCACCAATGTACTCGGTGATCTTTTTATCTGTAGCCTGACGTTTTTCACCCTTCAAGTTTTCCCACCCGCCATCAGCCAGCGGCATATAAAACTCAAGGCTACTCTTGACGGTATACCCAGATTTATCACGTTTGAGCGTTCTGGTAACAAGTCGCTCGATCATATAGCGCTCGCTGTCCACTTTAATGGCGGCTTTAACCGAAACTTTATCAGAATTCGTATACTTGTTAAACACATCTTCCAATGTTTCCATTTTAGTACATTTACCGAAGAACACAAACGTTAGCGCATCAACGATTCCAGACGTTTTTCCAGCTTTATTCTGTGGCTCCGACTTAACTACATTCAAACCCCTGTGCTTTTCCAAGTCCAGAACCTGATCTTTGTCGGCATACGATAAAAAGTTGTTTAGTATAATCTGGTCAATATCAAACTTCTTGTAACGCATATTCAACTCCTTACTGGATTCAATCTTCGAATTAACGTTGTCATCCAGCTTGATAAGGTGTTGCCAGTTTACTTCAATCTGGTTATCCTCAATGTATTTCTTCATTAGCCTGCGCTGGTACTGGGTGTCCATTACCTGATCTGTCGCATCAGCCTGAATATCTTTCATATCTTCGGAGCTGGCGTTCTTTATTGCGCGGAACACAACATTGACTCTCGCCGTGTACTTCTTTTCGAAATACCGTTGTATCTCGCGTTCGCGGGCTATACTGTAGTTATCCAGAATGTCGTCCCAATATACTTTGATATAAGTAGTATTTAGCATAAGGTTTCCTTTATCAATTATTTATTCAGTAATTTTTCGGCGCCGTTGGCAATGTCTTCGAAGTCCATAATCTGAAACGTCATATACTTGACATTCGGCTCAATATTCACAAATTCGTAGGTGTTACCCTTCGTGTTGAATACACAGTACCCGTGCTCATATAAACTTTCACGGTATGCTTGCTGAAGGAAACTGCCAACCATAATGATCGGCGCACCTATGTTATTCTTAACCACAAATCGGTTATGAAGGTCACCGCAAAAAACGGCGTCCAGATCGTCGAATATGCGGGTGTTAACGCCTTCGTCAAACTGATAGTCGGTATTAGTTTTGGCGCCCTGTATCTTCCCGTGGAATAGCCCGTAGTAACGTTGGTCTGGGTCTTTAGCTTCCACAGCGGGTATGATACCATCGTATATGCTGTAGACCAACCAGTTTACGTTTTCGTCCTTATAAACGCCGCTATCCTTGTAAAATTTGATTCTTGGGTTCTTTAATCGGTTAATGATCGGGGTGATAGCGTCCATCCTGTCTTTATTTTCTTCCACGAAGTCGTGGTTGCCTAATATGGCGACGGTAACGGCAATTTCGGCGCATTCTTCCAAGAACCAACCAGCCAAATCCATAGCCTCAGGTGATGGTTGATTCTTGGCGTGAATAAGGTCACCTGTGATCACAATGCGGTCTGGGTGGACTACCTCTCTCATATCGTAAATGAACCTGTCCATAGAAGCCCTGCATTCGTCCAGCTTCTGGTAGTTCATTATATGAATGTCCGATAAATGTACAATCTTTTCTATCATAGGAATTTTAGTTTTTTAAGTTTAAACTTAACGTAATTTTTATGTATTATCTCTATTCCATTAAAGCTATCTAAGCAAGGTAGTATTAGGTGACCCAATTCGGAGTGTAAAAACTCTTCGTATATATTGTCGTCCTGTACTATAATTTTATCTATTCTGAACCCGCGAATTCTATCGGATGGAACAGTTCTGCTTCTATTACCTTCCACCAAATATATGGACGACCCGAAAGATTTCCAACCCTCGCTCACTATAATAGTTCTCGCAGGTTTATCCCAAGTTATCATAGTGAATTTGAAAAATGGTCAATCATTCTCATTACGTCAGTCTTTAGGTACGGCAGGTACATCACCTTCCATACACCAGTTTGTGCTTCAATCTCGTTACCCCTGTCCCAGTACAAAATACCAAGCGTGCCTACCTTCTTTCCTGTTTCCAGTTCGTAAAAGTAAGCATAAGTTGATATCTGCATACAATAAATGTTATATTTTGTCTGGCTCAGGTGCGATAGCGGGAATTTAAGCCACGTATCATAGTCATTCATAAACGTCATTTCCCTGTTGGTCTTGAAGTCCCAGACGTTGAATTTCTTCTCGTCCACGTCTTCAATAAGGTCGCCGCACCCAGCTATACCCTTTGCTTTTGTTATGGGATGCGTTAGTACATACTCGGGCTTAATGATTCTATGGTTATTAATCATTTTGAGCTTGGCGAACTCTTCAATTACGGTGCGCTCAAAATCATCCCGCGGGATATACATATTCTGTTGGTTCAAAAAATGCCGCTCCATAATAGAGTGAACCATTTTACCGTACACTATGGCTATCCTGTTTATTTCCTTCCATTCGTCCAGAATATCCTGCTGCTCCCTGCCGTCACGCAAAGCTATGCGCTTCGAATGGAAGTCAGCGTCAAACGGCACCTCGTACTTGTGTAATACCGTTGTAACCGACGTATACAGGTAGTCGAGATTATCTAAATTAATGTACTTGTGATCTTCTTCTCTTAAAATTACTCTACCCATCAGTCTTTTAGTCTATAGCTTTGCATTAGCTGCTTTTTATAGTTTTCGAACCCGAACTTTTCAAAATACTTGGCTGGGTCATAATACTTAGGCATAAAGTTAATAAGTATTTTACCAAGTAGTCTTCCGCCATCTAACTGCCTATAAAATTCAACACCTTCGTCAACGGCGTCGGGGTCAGTTAGTATAACTATTTTATTTTTAGCTTTTTCGTATATGGTTTGATGTAGCAGAGGGTAAATACCCTTCCCGAGCATAGGGATAGAATTGGGGGTTGCGACGTGATCAAACGGGCCTTCGACTAAAAATACCCATTTATCCCAATCAATAAGCGCTTCATTAAATATGATCATTTCCTTATCGGCGTCGCAGTTCATGTACTTCGGCTTCGCGTTCTTATCTATAGCCCGCGTCACAAAGTAGTTCCAGTTATCTTCCTCGTCCAAGGAAGGTATAACAATTTTGTCGGCGTACTTACCATCGTAGCACCAACCGATATGATATTTTTTTATGAGTTCGTTTGTGATGCCTCTACCGTTTAAATACTGATAAGCCCTGCGGTAAACCCCAAGGCTTTGTTTATCAGCTAATGAAATGTATTCTGACGGTATAATGATTTTTCGGTCTACCCGCTCAATTTTTTCACCGTCTTTGTTGACGTATTCGTATTCCATACCAAGCGTCTGGTATATAACCAAGTCGCGTTGGTCGCCGAATCTGTAGAATAGGTCGTATATTGTGCCGTGCGTACCTTCGGTTTTACCGCACGACCAGCAATTGTATACACCTTTACCGTAATGAACTTCTAGATTATACTTGTTGTCACTGACCACGTTCTTTAATGCCGCACAAGTTGGGCAATTAAACGCCATGTGCATTTGCGATTCGTGGTGCTTGCGAAAATCACCCAATACCTTCGTGAGTAGGTTAACCAATATAGGGTACTTTCCTTCGTTCGGTGAGTCCATCCAAGTAATTTTCCGCAAATATACACATATAATCGGGAAATCCAAAAGAAAATGAAAAAAAATAGTTAAATAGATTTTAGAACACCATTTTGAACTATCCAGTACCCATACTTTCTCATTTCCCCGATAGCCGCGCAAGCCGCGTCGCTCATATCAAAGTTCTCTTTCATTAGGTTACCCTTCTTGCCGTAAAGCCATTTGATATTCGGAAATAATTTAGATAGCATTTCCCACACAACCTGTTTTTTGTCAGTATCTTTCGGATACCCGCCAAACAATACAATGTTGCCGCCCGAATTAGGCTGCATCAGCTCTGGAAAACCATTTTTACGGGCTTCATATGTGGAAATATAGGTTGGAACTACGTGGAACTTATCATAGATGATCTTCGATATAATTCCGTTAAATCGTAGCAGCACAGCCACTGTATTCAGGTTGTTCGACCTTAATAGCGGCTCTTCAATAATGACTCGGGTAATAGGAAATCCGTCGTACTTGCTAATGAACTTAGCAAATAGATCAGCCTTCAGCATAACTTCCTCTGTCTTAGTGGTAGGCAATGGTTTTGCCTTAGGAGAAATATGGGTCAGCTCATAGAGCGACCCATCATCCCTGAATAATGCAACTCCGATGGTCTTGGTGGACACGTCCAGTCCAAGTATGAAGTTGTCTTTGTGTTTTTCTATCGGATTATCCGACGTCGTTCCCGTTATCGACATTTTCGCCCCCTTCGCGTTTTTTCTTTTCCGCTAACAATCCATCGTACAGCTTACGCTCACGTGCATTAAGTTTCTTGAGAATATTTATATCCTCGGCTTCAATAGCGGTTTTTATAAGATGAATCCTGCGTTGCTCAAACGGCGACAGGTTCATATGGAAAACAGTTTTCTTTATTGTATATGGTTTACCCAAGTTCAATTTACCCTTTTTCTCTGGGTCTGGGTCTAACATAGTTATAATCTGAGTGTGCGCCATACGCCCCTCAAGGTGCCCCCGATTGTTGTGGGGAATTGGAGTAAGATTCTTTTTTGGTGTCTTACTCTTAATTCTTCTGCTCTTTGCCATAGTATAATGGTTTAGTGATTATGCTACAAAAATAGACATAGAAGAAAAAAAGTAAATTAAAAGCCCCAAACTAATAAATAAATTATGGTTGTTGCTATCGTTACTACCGTGTATATGAATTTGATAGTGGGTAAATATTTCCCGATCGCCAAATCAATTTTTGAATAAGTTCCTGTCTTCTGGCTTCCCGAATAAAAGAATTTACGAAGCCACTTGAATCGATCCTGTTTAATGTATGGGTTAAGGTTTCTCGTTATATTTGACCACCCGTCATAACCTACCCACGCGAACCATAACGTGATAAACGACCAAAATGCAAACTCATACCAATTAGGTATAACCTGTACCACCAACGCCAACCCAAGTGCTATACGTTGCCAGAAGCCAAAGGTATGCCATTTCTCTTGGCACATTTTATAATCTACCGTATCGGTAGTAGAAAGCTGGCGTAACCACCAGCCTTCTTTCTTACCAGTAAAATATAACGCCGCCAGTATGAGGGCGATAGATAAATATAAAAGCATTATAATGATTGACTTAATAATTTATTACGCCTACGCGTTTCCTTCATTTGCTCAATCGACGCTATAGTGTGCCGCTTACCAAGCCTTGGGTGGGCGTGCGTTGCATAGTACCCAGACATTTGTTTAGATTTTGCTTCTTTGAACTCGTCTGTATGTTTAACCTTTGGTTTCGGTCTATTGGCAGTTTTCAGCGTTAATATCAATTTTTGTTTAGCTTCTGAAGACATTGGAGTATTTTTGTTCCAAGGTGTTTGACCTTTTTTAATACCAGACATATTTTCCCTCATTTCGGCTGTCCAAATAACTGTGCCATCACCGCCATCCGTCCCATTTACTAAATCAAATCCCCATGCTCTGAATTGTGATATCCAATACCGTTCATAAAGCTCCCAGCCTTTCGACGGAGCCACGTCCAGTATTTCAATAATAGGTCGTTTTCCAGATGCTACTATATTATTAATCCACCTAGCTCTACGATGTTTTTCATTTTTACATTCCAAAATATGCATTGTTAACCTTCTTACTAGGTTATTAGCTTTCCCTATATAACGAACATCGCCAGTATCGGGATCGGATAACGTATAAATAAAAGTATCCATAAATAATTCCTTAGTAATTACAAACGTATTTTTATGGAAAAACTCACGACATCGTACCAATATTTCTTTATTGGCTCGGTAGGCTTCACAATAGCCAATAGATTTCCATACTGATCGTGGAGCCCAAGCTCGGTAATGACGATCGGGTATAGATTCCCTGATATAGGGTTCTTGAACTCGGCAAAGTCCTGATCTGTTGCATTGTCCAGAACCTTAGCGGTATCGTTAGTTGTGCGGTAGAACTCGTTAGCCGACGCCAGACAAACCACATTAAGCGATTTTTCTGTATTGTAACTCAAATATTCTACGAATGTATTAACCGTTGGGTTTGTGATATAGGAACTCTTGAATAAGAATTGTGAATTATTACGGTCAAGGTTCATGCCATCAAAGTTGGTGATAATATTGGCTGCATATGTTACATTGTTATACGAGCTACCAGTGTATTGGTTGTACACGGCACTTACAATGGTCGGGTCTGTAATAACCACGAATCCTTTATCCAGATAAGCTATACCCACTGGCGTATCTTCGTAGAAGTCAAAGAATTTCTTCTTTACGACCGACGTAGGATTGTAACATTTTTCACCCTGCATAACTTCGTCGTGACCTGTAGCCCAAGAACCCGTGCTGGCAGGAGCGGCTATATCATCATTAAATAATAATACTACGTTACTTTCGTAGGCGGTATTTGTTAACACCGCAGGCATACCGAAATAAGCCGCACTAAAGTCGTGCTCAGACATATAGTTGTCCATCTTTCCAAGCTCATACTCCGTGTTGTTGTTTTTATACGCCCCGTAAATATCGTAGAACGTAGCGCCACCAGCTTTTGGTAGTCTAACTTTCAACGACTTGCCGTCAATTATTTCCCCATATTGCGTCTGAGGGATTTCCATAACCAGAATCCTGTTTTGATACAGGGCTTCGTATGCCGTATTATAAAACATACCAGTATACCCTGTAACTGGGTGTGTGATAGTTGTACCAGTTAAAATACCCTGAGTCCACTTACCTTTTTTACCATTATAATATAACGTCCCCGATGTATCATCTTTCCACTCGCCCAACGGACTTTGCGTGAACTCTTCAATTTCACCCGCCGTGATTGGTAGATTAAAGCTTTTGAATAGGTTAGAGAATACCGTATTGGAATCCCCGCGGTCAACAAACAGCATTGGTGCTACGTCTGTACGTGTTTGAGTTGTTGCGCTTGATGCCCCTATCAGGTAATTATCTCCTTCGCTCAAGTCATACGGAACCCTTTCAGTAACAACCACGTTACTCTCAATAGGTTTCAGAATATCGTAGTTAAGTGGGCTCACGTCATACTCAATCATGCCATCGCAATCGCCAGCTATATAGCCTAACACGTCGTCGTCATACATAACGTCCAAAGCATACGTAAAACCATCCCTCGAAGCTGGCGGTGTAGCTGTGTTGCCCATAATGGCTAGCCGAACAAAAGAACCAACAGCTACGTTTGTAGACTGATCCACAAAATAATTATTTATCGCGCTGCTAATTGGTAAATCTGCATGGTGAATCAATACCTTTTGGTTTACGTTTGGTAGATAGGCTGGTCGCTCCGCTAAGAAGAATAAAAACCTTTTACCGCTTTCTGAAACGCGCTTTTGGAAGGGAACCTTCATTTTCACAATAGATAGGTTCGTACCCGCAGCAGTTGTAATCGCGGTTATCCCCCTTGTGTTTGTTACAGTTGTGCCCGACGTAACTATATTAATCGTTGAGCTTGTTGATCCTACTAATGTAGCCATTTTTCTTTTCTTTTCTTTTTATATTATTAATCAGCCAGCGGCTGTTCCTCAGCTGGTGCTGTAATTGAAGCAAGCTCGCCCGAAATAGGTACTATTCCACCAGTAGACGTAGTTGTAACTCGGCGAATAATTGACCCGCCAATATTTTGCCATTTAGACAGCGAAAATATATTGTCGTCGTAATCACCACTTACATCAACAACAGCTTTAGTCATCACTGTGTTAGTCAGGTAGTTAACATCTGAATCATTCAGCGTGAACTGCATAGGGTGAAAGCTTTGTTCAAGCATTTTTTTCTTCCCATATTCGGTAAGATAAATCTGCATTTCCGTTGAGCCTGTCTTTAAAAATCCCATTGTATTATGTGTTAGGTTTTATTTATAATAAATAGTTTATTCTTTTGTTTTAACCTTCAAGCGGAATAAACCCACCCGTGCCAATTATTTCCCAAACACTGCCGCCAGTACCACCGCCAGGTATTGGTGTGGGTACTATATAAGTATTCGGGTTGTAAGCGCTATCCTTAACCTTTGTTATAACTTTCATCGTCGAACTATAAATAGTTGTTGAATCCAATTCTGGTTTTGATGTAAGAACTAAATCAAATTCATACTGTCCTTCGCGAGCGGATTGGTCACTATAATTCTGACCACGCCAGTGAGTTACCACAGAGCCAGCTTCATAAATTTCAAAGCTTACACCGAAACGGACAATCTCATACGGTAATAATACAATTCTACTTTTGTTATAAATAAATTTAGGTATGTACACACTAAGTGCGCAGTCTATGTAACGCTTGCCGTCTTTAACTGACTCCCAATCCAAGTAGTATGTTTGTTTTACGAACTCGGAAGAGTAATATTCATCCACAGTTGTATTGATTATGGTATGGGTAACTGGTAGTATATTTTGAAGACTAAACGCATCCAGAAACATATGCACGTTAGTTTTATTCAGGTAATAAAAATATTGTATCTCAGTAAATGATCGTCTACCATCGTTTACTGATACACCTGGAAATGGAACATAATCAGTAGCACCTGTTGTAACAGCCCCGAGCGTTGGCTCCAAAGTATTTGTATAGTCTTGAGTTAAATGCGACGGTGGTAAATAGTAAAGAAAACCCTCTGCGGTATTTCCGCTTGTGGTCATACCCGTATGCCACATATTGCGACCGCCCAATACTATTGGCTTCTCGAAATATTTGTCGCCGTCTGACTCTTTATACGAAGTCAGTATCTCTTCAACTGGTTCCACTGTCGGGTACCGCCATACTGGACTACGTAAGGACATTAGATTGGTAGATAACGTTTTTCGTGGAATAATTTGATTACGATCAACCGTACCGCGAAGGTTTAGTATGTGTCCGAGCGTAGGTAAAGTTGGTGAATACGTACCACCGCTCAACATATCATAATTATACGTCAAGCCGCTGTATACTAAATAATTGGCGCCAGAATCGCTAATTGAAAAGTATTTTGTACCATCAATTAATCCGCGATTGTAAAATTTTTCAACTCCAAGCGGGGTTAAATAAACCAACATATCGTATTCCGTCATACCTGTTGTTTTCTCGAAACCCATCTTAAAAGTCTATTACAGCATTGATTATCTGAACATCACTATTCAATTTTCGTTGTAACGGCTGGCTGAATTTACCTACCGCAACAACATTACCCTCGTCGTCGTAAACATCTACCTCGGTAAACGCTACCTTGTGAATGTTTTCGTTAAACGTTGGGTTATTCGATTTAATATACCTATTCGGAAGAACGGTCATATTCATAATCGATTTATAAGTTGTTGATTTTATTTTGGTATTAAGGTTGCCGAAAAAGAAAGTTTCATCACCAAATGTTATACCCGTGCTGCTTAACGTCGGTATACGAATAAAGTCCTGAAGCCTATATAGGTCGGTAGCCTGAACAGCAAACGTCTGGTCATTAAGTGTAACCCTAAGGTCATTGACCTGAATAGGTTGATAGTCTGTTTGTACTACAACACTACCACCACCCGTATTATTCAAATACAGTATGGTTATACGGGAGCCCGCTACAGGAATAAAATTATATATAACCCTATAAGGAAAACCAAGATTTACGCCAGCAACTACTGAATACATTGTATCGTTCAATACAAGTCCATTATAGAACAGGTATACGTCGCCGTCAGGGACTTCATTTAGGTCAGAATAATAGTTACCACCACTCGTATAAATATCCCCAGTTGACGTGATGGTTGTAGGTACAAATATATCTTGTCTTATTGTGGTAGCTAAGATAACGGTGCCGATCAGGTAGCTAAACTGAAGTATATCACCAACAACTAAATCGGTTGTTGTACCACCCGATAAACCGAAGAATATTTGGTCGCCAGACTGTACATAGTCACCGCAACTTGTACACCCAGTATTAGTATTTATGTCGCCGATAGTTGCAGCTTCTTTCAATACTAAACCGCCGAAGTTAGCAGCCTTTTTACGGGAAACAATAACATTGCCAATCGGCGTGTGCGTAAGGTTGTATGTAGTCTTGGATATATTGCTTACAACAACCGATTCAACAAATAATTCATAATTATTTGTTGTCGGCATAGCGATAGGTATACACCCGTTAGAGCCTATATACGCATTAGCACTAAAGTAGTACCAGCTATCGGCATCGGGGCGGCTACCCTTATCAGTTTTTTGTACAATAAGTATGATATTATCGGCACTAAATCCCGTGCCGTCTGAACGCCTTTTAAGGTATGGAAACTCACTATACGTAGGGTCTGTAGAATCATTAGGGAACCTAAACAATACATCGGCGGTATCCTTATCGGTACCTATACTTGCATAGTCTTCACAGTGTACACCAGTGAACCCGTTAACACTATCAATAAGTGCATATGTAACGTGTAATTCTTGGTCTTTGGTTATAACCCCAGCTGAACCAGAACCTGAGCACCTTCCAGCGTCCATATCCTGTAATATTGGTTTAGGTAATGTCCAGTTCCTGTTGGATTTCAACGACATAGCAGTAATAAGCTCTTCGTTTTCAATAACAACAATCTTCAGGTCTATGAATACTTTACCAACCGCTGTAGGTATTACCTCGGCATCTACCAGATCATAGTAACGTAAGTTGCCAGCCCAGTATTTCAATGTAGTATCGCATACAAATGTATACCCGATTGTATCGCCGAATCCAGCGCCGCCAAATTGCTTCTTATGCCACATTAATGTTGGTATATATAGCTCAAGAGTGGTTGAATAAAAGCCCTCTGCATAGTAGTTGTTAACGGTATTGTTGGTATAGTGTATTATACCCACTTTGTCCTGATGGTGGTTATCGGCGGCATATCGAAGGTATGGATATAAACCCATATAATTGGTGCCGATAATATGATCGTGACCCTTATACGTTACATGATCCAGCCCGACTATATCCGATACATAGAATACATTCATATTCCACATAGGTACATCGTGTGAACCATTGCTGCAAGTATCAGTGAAATCAAGTAATCCCTGTGACCAGTAAGCGGATGGGTTAGACTCGTCAAACACATCTTCGATCATATTGTTCGCATAGAAATATGCATATCCCGTACTACCAGTAGTAGACCCCGTAAGGTTTAAGTCTGGTAATAACCTATCTACACCAACCGTAAAACCAGTGGCTGTGCTTCCCGTAATACTTGTAATTTGATACCATAGATACGGCACCGCATCATCGTCTATAACCCAAGGCGAAAGTGTACCAGTATACCCAGTTTTAGGATACTTAACCAGCATAAGGTCGCCAATGGAAGGGGTAAGACCGCTTGGGTTTATCGGGGTTCCTGTAATTGTTGAACCAGCCTCATATACTATATCTATCGAAGTTCCGCCAGTAATATTTTCCTGCGGAACTGCGTAACCACCACAAAGTGTATAGCCAGACATTATAGTACTACCAGTAAAGAAACCTCGCTCCTTGGCATCAGCATACTGAACCATAGGGTATGATACAATAGACGTAATAGGTAAAATGTAATTGGTTCCCTCGCTGGGGATTAAATAGGTTGCAGCGGGTTGGTTATCGGCTGGGCGAAGTATATTCAAATACTCGGTATTGTCATTTGTGTACACCATTTCCCCATCACTTAACGAAAAATTAGTGAACTTCAATTGCCCGATAGATAGTTGTTCCCTACCTTTGTCAGTTAACTTTACGTTAACCAATGGTTCTGTTTTTTTAATAATATAACTCATTCTACCTATTTTTCATAAATATTTTATTATTCCGATTGCGTTGTAATTACTGCTTGGGCTTGCGAAGTACTTACTGTATTAAACTTAATCACAGACGCGTTGCTTTTTACATTTGTACATAATAGCATGTAAATAGTAACAAAGTTGCCGCATGGGTCTTTAGCAGTTAACCTACCAATAAATTCTCCTGTAATCGGGTACCCAGCTAAATCCTTTGCGAAATCATAAACCAGATGTATTCCATCCGATTCATATTGAGCAGTCGCAGACCCATAGGCAAATACTTCTCTGGACGTTGCGTCCGACGCCGTATAAAACCTATTGATAGGGTCATCAAAAAAGTATTTGTTATACCCGTCCCTGAAATATAAATACCCATCTTTTTTATAAAACGCGACCAGTAACTGTTCCAACCTACTATCTATTCCAGTAACATCGCTTTCGTAAACTTTTACATAACTTTTACGCATAATACTATACGTTGTGCCAGTTAATGTGTTAGATTGATCTGGAACTGGTGTTCCGTTATCTGTATAACCAGTCCATGTGACGCCTGTAAATGGTGCTGGTAATTGATATACACCGTAAAGAAAAGCATTGCCATTATAAAACTGCGACCTATCAATGGCGTTCGACATTAATGTTATGGTTCTACCAGTATCACTAATAGTTTTACCAGAAACAAACGCCATATAATATTCGTGTTCAAAATCATAAACTTCTGTTGGCGCCGATGTATGACCAGATACACCACTCGGCGTAAATCTTATTGTGTCATATACATTATTAATCATATATTGATATGTGTCGCCAGTAAACATAGTATAAACCCATTTACTTGTCATACCATCCCATAACTTATCGGCTTTAAAGTGAGAGTATGTGGAAGATGTTGATCCACTCAGCATATACCCGCCAACACAGTCAATACGCTCTTCCTTTTTAAATGCACAATTAAAAGATTTTGGTTGTACTGTCAAATATATTTCATCGTTAATATAGTAAAACCCTTCAAATACATAATCAAGAGTTCTACTTTGTACGGTTGAATACGAAGAGTTCGCAGAGCCGCCAACAATATACGATTTTTGATTGTAAACAAACCCATTAGCTCCCATTAATTTAATTATAACAGTCTGTTCAGTATCAATATCACTGTTATAAATTAAAGAAGCTTCTACTTTGATTAAATTATATCTGTTAACAATAAGGTAATTGTTATTGGTTCTATTAGCCAATGAAACAGTCGGTAACTCTGTATGGAAATCATCTGGTATATGATGATGTGTAGACGTATACCCACTATCTGCACGCAAATACTCCCAATTGGAGCCATAGCTATTGATAATCGGAAGTCGTGTATTTACATTTTTAGGACACGGTATATCGTCCGTTCCTACATTGGCATAAATACCATATACAGTTTTTGACGAGTAAAACGGGCCTAACCCTGCTAGCGTAGAGCCAGTGAGCGGGTAGAAACCTTCAAACTGAAAATCCAAAGCCCCGCTCATAAATAATTGGTTTTCTATCGTCGACCCGCGCGGCGTAATACAAAGCGTCGGTAACGTAGTGCCAGTTAAATAAAACTGGTACCCAAGACCACAAGTTTGAGTTAAATTAATATCAATTGTAGAATTGGTAGTATCAAGATCGAACTTATCTACATAAGTTGTATTCACATGCATTAACGGCGTAGTCATACCAGTAGTTAAACCAGACCTATTACCAACATACTGGTCATACATACCCGAAACATCACCAGTTTGACCCGTCATTCCAGTGGGAATAAATGGAATAGCCCAAGCCCCAGCTGTACCCCCAACGGCATACTCTGGCGCCAAAGGGTTAGTGTTCATAGAGTAACCAAATGCATGCGGTTGTTTATACCAAAATAATACACCGCTATCGCTAATGTAATACGCGTCTACCTTTGCAAGTACGAAATTAGAAAGGTTAACAGTATAATTAGCAGTAAGTGGTGTTTCATTCTGAATAACAACAACCGTTTCGGTACTAGCTGATATTGACGTCGGGTAATAATAACACTCAAACTTAGTTTTTCCATGAGTTAAATCACCCTTAAATTTAAAAGGGTATGACGCTAATGTTTCGTTATTAATATCATTACAAAACGGGTGGACATAAATAGTTGGTTGGTCTTGGTAGTCTATAGCTGATCCAGTATAAATTATATCTAAATCATAACTGCAATAATACAAAGTATCTTTTTCTGGCGTGGTTGTATACGTGTTATTTCGCATACTGAATAGTTTAATACCATTGTTTACAGATTCATCAAACAACGCTGTAGCTAAATCCTCGGTTACACTAAAGTCTATCTGGTTAGGGCTAAGCGGTAACATCCAGCTTGTTGTCGCAAAAAGAAACTCTGGGTTTGTTATCATGCCAGTTAATAATGGGGCTCTGTATCCATCGTAATCATAATAACATACATGTGGCAGGGGCGGCGGAGTTATGAAATTAATATTTGTAGGTGATTTAGTAACCTTAAAGTCTTTTAGCCTTAACGTACATTCACCAGAATAAGAAACATCCTTAGCTAGAATACCTATGTGTACGTGTTGTTTGTTAGTCCTAAATTTAGTTTTTACGTGAATCCAATTGTACTTGTCATACAACTTTGCGCCAAAACTACCTTCCATTAAATCCCTATCCGTAACATAACCATCTGGCGTTGTAGAACCAGTAAATAGCGGCATAATACCGACATACGAGTAAGCAGTGTTACCAGATACTTGCGTATCAAACATTATATCGCATTCAGCTTCATAATACTCATTGGCATTTATAGGAACATTCCGCAAACCGAAGACCATTAAATCTATTAATGGGTATAATGTATCGCCTGACGTAGGCAACGCTGCGAGTACTATTTTTATGCTACCAGTTGTACCCGTTGATACTAAACCAGCATAATACCCTACACCCAAATTTTCATCAAAGGTTACACCAGAAGTTGCCGTTATAATATGTGCACCAGAAATATCTGTACTACCAGCTATAGATGCTATGGTAGGGAAATACATGTAATCTGTTGTTGTAGAAGACGTCATACCAGTAGTGGTACCATAATTAGCATGCGCGGCTTCCAGCACGTTTTGCTGGCTCGCATAATGTCGGTAGAAGTCATAACTGTCTGCACTGAAATAGCCGCCTCTGGTTAAATATGAATGAGCCTTATCAGATAGTTTAGCCTGTGTGAGAAAAATTATATTATTTCCATGCAGGTCTGGGCTTAATACACCGTCACAGTGAAATACGTCCAAATAACCGCTTGGGGACGGCTTCAGGGCTTCATCTTGGAATTCTGACCCATCTGTACCAGTCCAGCCCGTAGAGCTCCTTAAACCGTGCTTATACTGAAATTTTGTGGTTGTTATATTTGCATTAGCATATTTTCTCCCAGCAAGAAAAATTGTTGTGGCTGGAATAAATTGTTGAAGTAACTTAACCCAATACGTATCAAACGTATTCATAAAACTTAAAGTCTTAACATAATCTATGGCTTTAAGGTTTAAAGTACCTGCATAATTCAGGTAATCCCAGTAAATTTTACTTAATACTGGGTATGTTTTTATAACCTTTCGGTTCTTAGGGTCGACCAGTTTACTGGTTATCTCCCTGATGTAATCATTGAACGTTAACTTAGAAGGTTCAACCGTCGCAGTAGACGTAGATATGTCATAATCATACTTGTTGTAGAATGAATACACATAATAATCTAACGTCATCTGGCTTGAAATAGCCGCGTCAGCCTCTTTCGAGTTTATGACCAATCGGCTATCCTTGATAATGTAATTGGTATCGCGAAGTAAAAAATCGTAGGACTGTTGAGTTTCGCCCGTAACTACTACCCAAGATTTTTTATTGTCTATGGTGCGATTAAGATCAAACGCTTTAATAGCACCAAACTTGCGGAACGTATCTAAATAGGTTTTACCGTTATCATAAGCTCCTATGTTTTGCGCGTTATTGAGCATACTACCACCATTAGCCTGAAAATATGTGTACGGCGGCGTTGTCGGATACCCGTCTGTATCAATAGGGTAATCGGTTATACTTTGATTGAATATATTGTATAGATCATCGTATGGTAACTGGTGATCGGCAACATAAACATACTCGTTTATATCCATAATTTCCAACGGAATACCGACCAATTCTAATGCAAATTCGATAGATTTTCTTGTACCCTTGGACTTGAATAAATAGAATGAGTTAATGATAATGCGGCGCCATAGCTCTATGTCTATTTCCGCTGGTGTATCATCGCCCTGCCTATCAGCCGAAACGTCAAACAGCGACTCGATTAATGTGTCGTCCTGTTCAATCTCATACGTCTTCCAGCCAAGCATATGCGCAAAGTTTTTCAGTAAAACATCGGGCACGTTGTCAAGCTTATCGTAAGATACTTTTGTCATATACGATATACCATCGGCATACTTCTTTACATTGTCGAACATAGCCCCGTATGTCTGCCACGTAACATATGTTTTACGCTCAGGTGTATCAAACTCCTGCAAAGACTCGGCGGTTAAGAACCTCGAAATAAGGTCTGTTTTGAACCTGTCAAACTCGTCGGCAATGAACTGAAGATCGGTTGTATATTTATCGAACGGGTCGTTAAAAATATCCAAATTGTAATCATCATACATCGGGAATCGCATTGTCTGCGGTATAATTTGGAACGTACCATCTTCCAGTCGGTGCGGAACATCCAATACGGCGGTATATAGTGGGTTACTCTTAGGGTTTAGTAAGTATGCCGTTAAATCCGACGTTGTAGAATAAAAATCATCCCACACCTTCTTTATCGGCTTGATATAAAAATTAGTATTTGCGGTTCCATTGACAGAAACAACGGAAGCAAATGGATCACCCTGTACAATAAGAACCAGCCCGTTAGGGTCATTCCTACGCGTAGGTAAAACGACGCTTACAATCTGGTACGATGCCCCGTTGTAATATACTTCATATTTTTTATAATTCTTAGCAAAATTACGCAACGGAGATATATATTCCTGCTGAGTTGCGGTTAAACCCGTCTTGTAGTAATCTATGGTAAACGGGTTGTTTATGGTAGCTATGCGTACCTTGAACATAGCCGATCTACCCTCGTTCTGTGAAAAATAATCGAATACCGATGTTTCTGTAATAGAAAACGGTACAACGTGCATAGACGCTGGGAACGTTTCTGCGATTTCTTGTAAGGTAACACGAAATCTTTCCGATAATGACGCGTATGTAACATACTTTTCAAGATTAGATTTATCAAACCTAACCTTGGCTGTCACATTTTGTGTTACCTGAGCCTTTAGAGCCTCAATGCCGTCAAACGTAAAGTCTAAACCAACATAACCCTTTTTACTGTCAGCCAGAGTAAATATAGCGTCCTGTTTTTGGTTAATACTTGTTGTAATAGTAAAGTTACCAAGAGTAAAGATAGGATCACCAGCAACAGCGTCCGTCTGTGCAAATTGGTACCCGACTAACTTATCACCAAAAACCTCTTTACCCTGCGCCACAATCTCTCCCTGATGAATAGTGAGTTGCGTAGCCTGCTGGTAATCGGCGGCAGTAGCACAAGGTATGTACTTAATTGTACCATTTACCAAATATGCCCGATACCCGTCAAAGCCCCAGATTTTAGCTTGGTTAACGGCTTCTGCGGCTGTATCAAACATATACTCCAACAGTGGGTCTGTTGAGTATGTGGTTTGGTTTACCATACTAAAATCAATACTCCCTAAATCAGTATTCATTATTTAATCACGTTAGCTCGGCTTTTATTGTAATCTATTTCTGTTCTGCGTTTTCGAACTTCAAAAAGTTTGGCACCAGTATTATCCCTGACCTCATACAGGTCATACTGCGCAAAGATGTTGTTTTCAAAATCGTACAATGTGTAAATACCATCGTCAATTGACTTGCTTTGTTCGCCATATAGTGCAATGTTCAAGGTTTCCATATCGTAGTCAACCATTTCAATTTCCATATACATTGGGTTGAAATTGGTGTTGGTGATAATTACGGTCTGACCCTTCTGACCAATGAACGGCGGCGAAGTTGGCTTATAGCTTGGGGCTATATTTGGCGTAACCGTCACAAACAACTTGGTACCCGAATTGGTGTACTTATACCTAATCGTTTTCTGATTGGCGTTTGAGCTTGTTTCGGTTACAGCCTCAGCTAAAAATGATGAAGTTACTATACGGAATAGGTTTGGTATTTTTGCCTTATTAGACGGCGATATGTACTCGATGCGATACCCATCCAGACCGTTATTAATAAACTTTGTTACAAATTCTGTTGGAACAGCCTGTGTATCAAATACTAATCCAGCAATGTCTGGAAACGCAGCTAAGCTACCGCAATCCTCTATGGTCATACGTATTTGCGCTGGACGTATGTAAACCCCATAGATACCTTTTTTCGTGAATATACTATTAGGTAGCTCTAAGTTGTACAAACCACCCATAATTTCGACCGTTGACACGGCGCCAGTGGAACTGACGTTGAATAGTGGTTTTATTACGTCCGTACCAGCAAACCGCTGGAACGTTTGTTGCTCACCTGCGTTGCGGCTTGCGCTATATGCCACTATTACCTCAATATCTACTGGGGCAACATCGGCTGGTCTTTTTGTACCGTAAACTCCTACTGACATACTATTAATATTTTTTAAATTATTCCGCCGCTATACAGTTTAAAGAATCCGAACCCAGTTTTCTCTAATTCCTGTATATTGGTAACTGTTTTTAACCGTTTAAACGATTCAAAGACGTTATTTACACCCCTATTGATAAATAGATTACTATCCAGAATTGGTTCATCAATTATACCCCAGTGCTGTAATATAAATGCTGTTCCACTCGGATACCCTGTCGCTTTAGGCACTTTGTACCTATAAGTGGTTACCCCGTTCTTCTCTTCGTACCAAATTGACGGGTACTCATATTCATCGGTTGTACTTTGTGGGTCATAGTCATCCACCAAATACATCCTGTATGCTTTATACTCTGGATCGTCAGCTGTTATAACCGCTTTAATATCAGTCCCACGAATAGTTACTGTCTTTCCTACGGCATAATCTTTGGCTGCAAAAGACTTTAATATAAACGATAATTTGCTGGTTGTAGTACCAGTAATAAAATCAGTTAAATCTGTATAGTCTACCGACTCGGTTGTGCCAGATAACGGCTTCAACAAGCCCATAGCCTTGCCGTCGCATTCTAACGGTATGATAAACGATACCTTATCCGTTAGCTTATTTATGTTCATCTGTATCATTATTCGCCCCCTTCATCTTCTGGCTTATTACTGCTACCGCCGTTTTTAATGTATTGAAATTGGAAGTATGGCTTAACGGTAAATGTTAATTTATTCGCGTATTCTGGTAACGTGTTACGTAAATTATTAAAATATAGAGTAACCTCGTAATCCAAATTTACATTATAATCTTTACTCGGGAACGTGTTTGAGTTACTGCACATCTGGTAAAACATAGGTTCAACATTCGCATACCCATATTTATTACCGAACAACCAGTTTATTGCTAAACTCATTTCCCCATTTGCGGGTATCTCGGATAGGTCGTCGCCGATATACGAAATTCTTAACTGTTCACCAAGCTCCTGACCCCATATCGTAAAGTTATAATTATTGAGTGGATAAGACCACCCAACCCAAGCTGCACTTTCCCAAGGGTTCACTTTATCTTTATCCAGAACTTTTACTGCCACTGTCCTACCGTATAATGGGTTGTTACTTGGGTCGTATTCACCTTCATTTCTCTCTGGGTACCAAAAAGAATCAAAATTAAGCTGCCTACCGTTTTCCAAGTTATAATCTGGAACGCTGGATAATATATATATAGACCTAACACCACCGTCAGTAGAAGTAATATTTTTAAATTGACCAGTTAATCTGTTATGCCTATCCGAGCCAGAGTCGTTTAATAGCTTTATCTCAATATTTTTTAAGTAAACTGGTACGTCACCGTCATTAAATATTTTTATAGTGTCTTCGTATGTATTAACCACCCGAGCCGCGGCGCTGTTCCACTCCGACCTAAGGTCTTGAAAACTATTGTACCCAATAAACCCATTAAAGATATACGGCGCAACACCAGAATCAACGTTAAGGTCAAAATCTGTAGTAGTCGTAGATAATCTTAAATCAAAATTACTAACAGTGCCACCCGTTGTAATGGTTGTAGTTGTTGGGGTTGGTACTCCGTTAGAAACACTAATTAACGGATTTTTCTGTGCAAATGCATCATCAAATACCAGTTCATATAGCAAAATCCTATTAGGTTTTACCGCCCATTTTTTGCTTATAGGGTCAAATATTCGTATAATATACTTTTTACTGGAATAATTTATTTTATACTCAACATAAAGCATACGGGAATCAAAACCGTTATCCAGATTTGTATTCACACTTTGTACCCAGTGCTTATTTGGTTCATACGGGTGGCTCGGCAACAGATTTATCATCCTGCCGTTTAATGCGTCCCAGAACTGAAACGAGGCATAAAACGTATCGATATTATACTTATTCAACCAATATAGATAATACCCATCCGTAGTTTCATCTAAATTAAATGTTGGTCTGTGCCAAGCACCATTTGCGTCGCCTTCTAACTGACACCACCTCGGGTTAACATATACAACATTTTGAAACAACGACTCTTGCGTAGCGGTGTACGGCGACGTATAAAAATTCATTTTAATGAAAGAGTTATATAAGTACGGCTGGGTATCAAACCTCTTAGATAATAACTGACTTGACGGCGTACCGTCTGCATTAGGCTCAAACCAAGTTTCCTTTTGTGTGTAAAACGGATATCCGAAAGAATTCCAAAATGTTGGGTATTCAGATACTAACGTGTTTCCTGTTATACTGTAAAACTTGCTTTGCATTTTGTCGTAATACTCTACATATGGAGTACTTAACATAGTTCGAATGTCCTTATTCAACCTTATGTCAATACGTTTATGGAAAAATATATCAAATATCAGTTTCTGATACTGAGATTTGAATGCCGTCATTTCGTAATCGTTTATCTGCTGTATTTCGCCGTCCAATACGCTTTTGACAATATCAGCCTTACGAATCTCTTTCATAGAGTCGTCGTAGTCAGACGTTAGGTTGAACGGTAAACGAACAAATCCAAGGCTTTTATTTATTTTATAATTTTCCATTAGCAAACGATTCCACTAAATTCTTCGAACGGTTTATCGTTCTTATTACTACCCAATAAAGAATCATCTAACGCCGAATTTCCTGTTGTGGCGGTATTAGACTGACTCTGTGTAAGCGTATCAGTATATGAACTAATTAAATATCCGCCAGTTAGCAAAGAATTAACCTTCGGACTCGAATAATTTTTTATATTAAATAGCAAGTGTGAAAACACATAAAATGCGTCATTCATATACGGAAAGTCTATGCCGTTACCACCTACTTCAAAGTACCCTATTTCCAAGATATGGCGCCAACGGTACGTTTGATACTTCTCGCTGTATACGGCGTAATTAGGTATACCAAAATATATATCCCACTCTTCAACGTTGTTAGAAAATTTTCGAATCGGTATATGGTGAAACGGATTGTACCCGAACCGCATATGATTGTCCTGAATATCGGTAATATTACATATAAATGTATGTTCTATATGATTAATTTCAACTTCTGTAAGAGTTTCATTTGTATACTCTACCAAGCTGTGGTATAGAAAATTATTAGTGTCGTTATAGTCTATATATATTCCGAATTCATCTGTGAAATGTTCACTAACAGTCTGAATACCTTTATTACTCGAACCGCCAGTTTTTGACACATAAACGGCACCAGATCGGCGTGACCAAGCGCCTATTCCATCCTTAGCAACGTCGCCGTCCAACAGTGTAAAGTTGCTGGAAAGTAATACAAATACATTCTCTTCCTGAGCTTCATAAATCATTGATCCCTCTGGCATTAACAGAACTTCTGCCTTGGTATTACTAAAATAATAATCTTTAACCGCATTTTGATCAAACGTACTCTGTATAAAATTGGTAAAATTAGCCTGTACTGTCGTCATTTTAAGGTCTTCGCTTACCAATTTTACAAACGTCATATATAAATCAGTAACGGGTGCTTTATTATTTGATAATACGCCCTCAAAATAACTCTTACCCTCGTTGGTGAAGGAAAACGTTTTTTGGTTATAACTATTATTCGAATACCCGCAATTAGTAATGCTACCAATTTTTCCTACTGATTGCAATTTTTTCATATAATATTCGCAAGGTATTTTGTTGACCAACTTTTTCACAAATATGTGTGGGGAAATTACCGACAACCAGTTTACGTTTGTCCTACCAGTTAATGAAGCATAATATTCTGGTGTAATGCCAAGCTCAATTTCACCGTCGCCGATCTTTACATAGTTGGTAACGGTGCCTGACGTTGTAGCGCCGCTGGTAGAAGTAGAAACCGCTATTTCTTGAAGGTATACTTTATTACCTGTTACATAAGCTACGCGGTATGTTCCGTTTTTAGATGGGGAGTCGTTATCTACGAGTGAAAGTAAATCACCCGCTTGATAGTTATGACCTAAATACAACAGTAAACCAGTTCTGGTTTTATTATTAATAACCTCGCTCTTAATAGAAAGAGCTGGTAGCCCAGCATTAAAATCTATGGTTTTAGTAACCCCGTCAAACGTGGTTTTAATGGTATAATCTCCCCTATCAGCTGAAGTGGGTGTTGATCCCGTACTAAAGCTTAAAGGCGACATAAGAAACACATCCCAATTACCAACAGTACTAATATCAAAATATGTAAAGTCTGGTTTAACTATTGGCTGCGTGGCGAGATCGAACTTTAAATTAACTACCTCATTAATATGACCATAAAACCTATAGTTTTTACAATTCAATTTATCTACATAAAACTGGTCAAGCTGATTTATACGTTTAAATACATTATACTCAGTATATGTTTGTTTTTCCGATTCAAGTAATACAGGCACAGTTAATCCCCTATCCTTGGCGTTAACCACTTTTTTAGACCTCAATATTTGTTCCGTATTACTCATTGAAATACCTTTCTTTTATAATGTTTAATGCGTTCTGCGTCTTATCGTTGCGACCAAACAAATAATACTTACCTTCATATAAGTTATCGGTTCCAACCTTGTATGAAGAGTAAACACTATCTTTTACCAGATTCTGAACGGTGTCGGTAACATCGACAACTGAAGTTTCAAATAGAACTTTGCTTGACCCATAATTTATTGATGAAACAAATAATCCAGCTGTGAATTGATCACTTACGGCTAAATTGAATCTATTATGTATAGCATTAATATTTCTATTGGTTGCCTCTGGCTTTTGTGATAATAACTGGGCATAATAATTAGCTGTGGGGACATTTTCGCCGTCCCAAGGATTATCACCAAAGAACCAAGTCTGAACCGCTGCGTGCAATGATATATCATTGTCCGAACTACCGCTACCCTGAGGATATAACTCATTATAAGCGTCACCCCTATTAACACCTTCCATTCTTCTCACACCAATACCGTATATCCAATCCCAAATTTTAGTTTGATAAAATGCTGTATCAGTTTTTGGATACCAAGGTATCCAAGTTACTTCATTAGAATAAATTAACGTCACTTGGTCTTGATAATCCTGCATCCAAAAACGTGGGGCTATTAGTGTTCCAAGTAAGTTTGGTTCCAGCGATGGATTTTTACCGTCGATAGGAATGTTATATGCAAGATCGGAGTTTATCTTTGGTATATACGCTATTATACCATTCCCCGCTACATTATTTGGAGCGTACCTAACATCTATATCGCTAAATCCGTTCGCGTAAACCTTTCCTTGGTGCGGTCTAAAGTTAGTCTGCACAGTATAGAACCTTGGTGTACCAGTTAGTATATTATATTCAAATAACGTACTACCGTCATACCTGTTTGAAGTCCATCCGCCTAACATAAGGTGCCCGTTTCGGTCAGCAGGTACCCTAATACCTACCGATAGATTACCATCAGAGCCGCCAACTAATGTTCGTCTTCCGTTGCCGTAAACTCCTTCGTAGTCGTCAAAAAATTCAAATACATAATGCCCTTTGGTAGGTACACCCCTTTTTGTTTTTGACGGAACCAACTGACCAAACTCGTCGGTAACATAATAGTCTTCATACATAGGAAGATTTAAGACAAAAACACCCGTAGGTTGTCCATTAATATCTGGTACCTGAGAATACACGCCATACCTCTCTAATACCTGTGGCGCTAAGTGTTTATATGCTACAACCTTTAAATCCTTCGCAACTTCCTGCTTTGTAATATCCCAGCCCGCGTCACCGTTTCCAATATCCACACTGGAATCTGGTTTAATGGTTGACCAGTAACTCATATTCAAGAATGACCCAAATAAAATTGACGTTGGCACGTATTGATAGTTTAATTCAAAGTCGCACCGTGTAATACCTATTTCGTGAAGGGTCTTGTCGCCCCAAAATGGAACCACATTAACCAGTTTGTTATCACCAAATATGTTTGGCATAGCATCCAGATCAGACTTCACCTTTACACTATAAGTCCCACCCGTGGTTAACTCGAAATTAGGGTTGATAGCCTGTGTAAGTTCTTCACTTAATTGAGCTGAAACGGTAGCACTTGTCTTGATTTCTGTTACCAGATCGTCAGCGGTAATATAGAACGATTTAGTGTCAAATAAATCGAAGTCCATATGCACATACTGGGCTCCAAGCGGAACGCCGAAGATCATATAGTCGCCAGAGTCATTTGTTGTTGTTGTAAACTTGTAGTATTTTTCGTATATTTCTAAATAGATCGGGTAATATGTAAGGTCACTAACATCTGGGAAGCAACCTATCGGCTGGTGGCTAAAATTAGGTTGCTTGATCCTTGGGAATAAATTATACCGTACACCATTGGGCAGTTTATCGGCTGGCGATTTGAACGGGTATAGCTGCGTAATTTCATTCCTCAGCTCGTCGTCACTTGTAATTGGTACGAATATACTAACCTTGGCGTTCTGTACGCCGAAACCACCGTTAACGTTGACCCTTCCTACAACCACACCGAAGTCAGCGGTCATTTGAGCATACACATCGTATGCACTGACCTTTAGACTCAGTACTTCTAACTGCTCAAAATCTTGTTCTAACTTAAACGTAACATTTTGAGCCGTATTAAGATCAATAGGAATGCGTATATTTTCCATTAGGCTCTAATCGCCGTTGCGAATTTTGGTCTTATTGTAATATCTTTGTCTGGGAATCGCATTTGTAGTACCTGATTTTCCTCAGCGAATATGATTCCGTCAGTTGTATCTATTACTCGGTTCTGAACGTCTGAATACGGCTGCGATGTTGTGTTGAATGAATAATTGTCGCCAACCTTGTTAATAACTTTCATATAGCCGATATTTAGTACACCGCTAACGCTGTTGATAGCTTTCATTATATCGCCAGTGTACATACTCTTACCCATAGCCATTTTCTGCGTGTTGAATATATCGCTCACGTTGGTAATAATATTGGCTACCACGTTAAGGTAATTATCTTCGTTCATAAGCACCTCGGCTTCAATTGCAAGGTCTATAACCTGACCAGCTTGTACCAGCATAAAGTCGTTCATCATCCTGTATTCTGACATATAAACGGCAATGTTTTCCATTAACGTAGAGTGTATTGTACTGTTTAATCTACCAGAGCTATCAAAAGATAATAGGTTAACTACTACTTTGTTTTGCTCCTGTGTAACACCTACTCTGGCGGGCGACCCGAACTTGGACGGCATAAGCGCTATCATAGTCTTGTAGTCTTCCAAACTAACAGCCCTTTCCTGAGCAGCAAAGTTATACCCAATGTAATACCTTAATTCTTCGATACTTGGTGCATCGGCGCCGCCAACAGCTGGTGTGACGTTAATACATTTAAGCGACGCTTGCACGCCGCGAACGATCTGAGAATTCGGGCCTTTGTTGCTCATTATCGGGTTCGATATGTTGGTAATAACCCCGACACCAACGTTAGACTCAATACCGCCGCCAGTTCTATATTTCACATACATTGTGGTGTTAGGTCTTGGAGCCAGACCAAGGCTTTTGTTGTTTAAGAAAGACTTCAGGTCAACCACTCCGTTATACTGAATAAATTCGTCCAGTATATCGGTGCTATCATCCGTAGCCGATCCAAAAGTAAGCACGCAATAACCTGTAGGGGTGTACTCGTAAATGAATCGTTTGTCAACACGCAGGTACTTTCCGTAGTATAAACCATTAGAAGACACAGGGCGCGACTTATCAACAACAAACACCTTATTTTCAGCTAACGACTTAACTGGGTACCACCTCAAACTATCATTATTAAATTCATCATATGTGGGCTGATTGCTGTACCCGACGCCAGATTTTGATATAACACCGTCTACGCTCAATACATTTGTATCTGGAAGAATCAATTTGAAAAATGGATCAACCTGAGTTTCGCCAAACGTATAAGTATAAATCTTTGAGCTACCGTTAACAACCACGGCATTTTTCTTTATCGTATAGCTTGTTAGCTTGCCGTTGTTATAGTTAGGTATCTTAACCCTATCATAGGCTCCCGTGGCACCGATCGGCGAAGAAAAATCTACGTCGAATATAGTTTCAAATACCTGCCCGTTACCTGTAAATTGACTCCCAGCTTTTAATATCGGTAAGTACCTTTCGTCTTCCGCGTCGCCGAATACAGGCACGTCTACGGCAAACTCACAAATAGCCATACTTGCACTTCTGGTAGGAATTCGCAAACCGTAGGTCTTGGCTATATTATACAATGAACTACGCTGCTGAGCATAATCCAGTACTGTTTCCTGCAAACTTCGGTCAATATTTTGGTGAAGGTTGTCAGCAATAGCGGCGTTCAGGTCAATGTAGACCGACATTATAGATGCGTCATTAAAGTTCTGAATTACTTCAGGATAATAACGCTTGATAAACGCCCGTTCCTCTTCTTGCAACGAAGCGAAATCTCTCTTAGAATATGAAATTTGTTTTGCCATTTTACAAATTTAGTGTTACATTATCGGTAAAGTCAAAATTACCACTTACTACGCGGTAATCAATCGAAATAACTATTCGATACTTTTTATTTTCTGGTAGCTCAATATCGTCGCCGTAATGGGTGATATTAATCGTTTTTATCTTAATATTGGGCATAAATTCGGTGGCAGCATCAGTAATCTCCTTCCTGATATCGTCGTCGTTCTCTGTGCTCTGCGGGTCAAACAAATATTGCCGCAAATTAGTGCCAAATTGTGGTAGAAAATATCGTTCACCCTTCATCGTCATTAGCAGGTGCACGAAATTCGACTTTACCTCTTCGGACGCGGACTTGGTGAGCTTCAGGTAGTCACCCTCTGTGCTATCCTGAAACGGGAAGCTAACGCCTATGGTTTTTTTTCGTATGGGCATCTTAAAGTATTTCCTATAAATAGTTTTGCGATCGATTTTATTACATAAAAGTAGCCAGAATATCGTAAAAGTCAATGCATAAAAAAAGGGAGCCGTAAAGCCCCCTTCTTTTTTGATACGTGTTTAACGTTAACCGCACTTACTATATTCACCGCAGGTACACGTCAGGCAACCCTCTACGTACTGTAGCGTAGCGTCACAAACTGGACATTTACCTTCTTTTTTATCCTCGGTGCCATCCTTTATGTACCTTTTTAGTGTACGAACCACACCATTGAACCAAGTGTTAATAACGTCGTCTTCGTGATTCAACGACTGAATAGTATGGATAAGGCTTACCAGATGCATACGGTTGCGTAATAAACCCGATATGAGCTTAGCGTATGTCCAGTATGTAGGGTTAAATACTCGGTTCAAACCCCGTATTTCCTGTTCCATACCACCTTTATCGATGTATAGTACGTCATAACGTGATCCGTGTCCATTATCCTTTACGCGGCGAATCTTACCCTTTTCAACATAGCTCGGAATAGGGAACTCTTCGGCTAAGCCCGTGAATATTTCATAAGGATATCCGCCAACGAAGCCAAGAAATGCCACCCATTTCTCACTGTTATTCATAAATCTGATAACATCGCATTCCACAGTTTTTGGTCTGGGTAGTGCGTGAGTTTCAGCTACGTGAACGTGTTCCTTCGGTTTGTCGTTAGATATCAGCACACCGCTTCTACTGCCGTCACGGTACACCGTAACGCCTTTACAGCCACTTTCCCACGCAGTAAGGTAAACGTCGCTCACAAGCGCCTCAGTGACGTCTGCGGGCAAGTTTACAGTTACACTAATAGAATGGTCAACCCATTTTTGTATAGCACCCTGCATTTTAACCTTGGCTACCCAGTCAATATCGTTGCTGGTAGCTTTGTAATATGGCGACTTTCTGATAATTTCGGTCAACATTTCATCCTTTAGGCTTGCCGCATTCTCAATGTCGTAACCGTTAATACGCATCCAGTCAATAAACTTCGGGTGGAACACATTAAACTCTTCCCAAGAATCGCCAACTTCGTCCACGAATACAACCTTTACGTTTTTATCGTTCGGATTTACCTTGCGGCGGCGTTTGTAGCTTACCATAAACACGGGCTCAATACCTGATGCAGTCTGGGTACATATACTTACACTACCTGTTGGGGCTATTGTAAGCATACTTATATTTCGGCGACCCTGCTTCTCAATTTTAGCGTATACTTCTGGCGCGGCTTCTTTGATACGGTTCATTAACGGGTTGTTGCGTTCGCGCTCTATATCAAAGATCGGGAATGCTCCACGTTCTGCGGCAAGGTCTGACGATGCGTCATACACGTTGATAGCCAGCATTTTGTGTACCATAACACTAAACGCGGTTGCTTCATCAGTACCGTAACGCAATCCTAACGCAGCCAACATATCACCCTCGGCGGTTATACCGATACCTGTACGCCTGCCCTGAATAGACTTCTCGCGAATCTTTATCCACAAGTTCCTTTCAATAGCTTTGGTTTCGTCGTCCTCTGGGTCGGCGTCAATCTTAGCCAAAATGCGGTCAACCTTTTCAATTTCCAAATCCACGATGTTATCCATAATGCGCAATGCGTAGTGTGCGTGTTTGGCGAATAATTCAAGGTCAAATACAGCGTGCGGGGTGAACGGGTTCTCAACATAGCTGTACAGGTTGATAGCGATCAATCGGCAACTATCATATGGGCATAAAGGTATCTCACCGCAAGGATTGGTTGAGAGTGTTTTAAAACCATAGTCGGTATAACAATCAGGGATGGACTCTCGGATTATCGTGTCCCAGAATAATACTCCAGGTTCGGCGGACTTCCAAGCATTATGTATAATTTTATTCCATAACCCCAAAGCGGCGACTTCCTTGGTTGTCGTTGGGTTGTCCGAGTCAATAGGATACTGTTGGGTATACTGTCCGCCAGATTTAACAGCATGCATAAAATCATCGTCCAATTTAACAGAAACGTTGGCGCCAGTTACTTTACCCTGTTCCATTTTAGCATTAATGAAATTTTCACTATCAGGGTGTTTGATTGAAACAGACAACATTAAAGCCCCGCGTCGTCCATCCTGAGCAACTTCGCGTGTCGAATTACTGTACCTCTCCATAAATGGCACTATACCAGTCGACGTGAGAGCGCTATTAAGTACTCGGCTACCCGAAGGTCGTATGTGTGATAGATCGTGACCCACACCACCGCGACGTTTCATTAATTGAACCTGCTCCTGATCAACTTTCATTATACCGCCATAGGAATCGTGATTGCCGTCGCCACCTATAACAAAACAGTTGGATAATGAAGAAACCTGAAAATTATTACCGATACCCGCCATAGGGCTACCTTGGGGGATAATGTATCGAAAATTACGAAATAGTTCGAAGAATTCATCCTCACTCATTGGATTGGGATAATTTGCGTCTATTCTCGCAACTTCCGAGGCTAAACGACGATGCATATCGTTTGGATTGAGTTCGTAAATATTTCCGTCACTATCTTTCAGCGCGTACTTGTTCATCCACACACTAGCGGCAAGTGCATCACCATCAAAATAGGTCGTGGCTGTAGCCAGCACCTCTTCGGGGGTGTATTTTTTTACTTCCATTGTTGTATTTGTTTTATTGAGTTACACTTTATTAAATTCTTGGTTCACTGGTAGTGTATTGGCTGCATGTCGTGCGGCGTCTTCACGCCTCACTTGTGCAACTACTTCAAGTATACGCTCAGATTGTCTATGCGTTTGATTTGCGGAAAATGTGTCAAACGATTCTTCTTCCGTGGTATCAATAAGCATTCTGGAATTATTGAATACACAATTTTCGAATACCTTCCCGTCGTCACCAAACCTACTTTTTAATATAGCAATTGTAGCAAGCTTTTGATCACGTTGCTGAAGCGTCTTTGCGATTGACATAATAAAGTGAGCTACCTGAGCTTTCTTAATATTTCCGCCAATCATATCAACTTCAACAACGGCGGCTGTTGTACTCTTACGTCCACCTTGTACCGCTGTCCACATTGCAACATTAAATTCCTCAGCCATACCTTCAAGCTGGCGCATAGTTTTACCTTCACCTGTCCACTCTTCGGAATCTTTACCTTGCTCGCCAACAATACAATCGGCATAATCAATGATAACCAAATCCAGTTTACCGCCTAGCTTATTCTTTTCTCGTTTTATAATGCGACGAAGTTTGGCTACATTTACGGTGTCGGCATGCAGTTTTTCAAATATAAGCCTACCGTTAGGTAGACTTTCTTTAATTTCCGTGGCTTTACGTAGAATGAAGTCTTTATTTTCGTTAAGTTTCTCAAGCTCTATATTAGACCAATGGCACAGGTATTTACGACGGACTTCATCTAATTTATCTTCAAAAAAGATATGCAGCACGTTAAACCCAGCTTTGTATGCGTTTGAACCAATAATCGATAAGTATGTAGTTTTACCGACACCAAGAGGGGCAATTACAACAGCAAGCTCCTGCCTGCCTAGCCCACCGTTGGTTATTTTATCGATACCAGCAATACCTGTTGGAATCACCTCTCGGTAATTTTCGTCCAGAGCATGCTCTAACCCACTAAAAAAGTCAACACCTTCATCCGACTCTTTAAAGGTTATAGCCTTACGAATAATATCCTCAATGTCGTCGTACTCTTTGTAGTAACCGTTATCCAGTTTTTTCTTAACAGCGTCTACAGTATTCCTAACCTTTTGAAATTTACAAAAAGTTAAGGCAATTTTCGGTATATCCAAACTAACCAATTCACAATTCTTTATACCAGCTAAGGTATCTGTCAGCGTTTTCTTGGTTTCTGGTACATCACCATAATTATCATCAATAGATACTTGGATTCCAGCGTAGCTAGGTATTACTTCGTGTCTGCCATGGTAGTCTTTAATCAATTTGACGATATATCCAAAGTAATTATTTTTGAAATAATCTTTGTCTATAAGGTCAATGATTTCAATACCAAATTTATGATTGGTGATGATTTCAGCAATCAAAGACTGCTGAAATTCAACACCAAAATCTGTAATACTTTTAGGCTTTTGCGGTAAGTCCTGTGTTTTCTGCATCTGCTTGTAATATTAGGTTATAACGTGCAAACACAATGTTATCTTTCTTGCTTCTGGTTACAAACTCTGTAGTAAGCATTCTGCTTGGTAGTGACAGTGCGTTCTGTATTTGGCTAATAATACGGGCAATATACTTTTTAATATTGACGTCGTAACGAATTTTGGCTGGATAAATATTAGCCGACCAACCGCTTTCGATAACTACTTTACCATTCACTTTTACCTGAAAAGTGTATCGGTCATCGTTCGTGTTGCGGTCAAAATTTGGATCATCAGCAAAGTAGTACTTATACTCGTCCATAAAGTCGAGCGTCCTGCTTTTCATTTCACCTTGGATAATTTCTACGCAATCATCCACCGCGTATTTAAGTTCCAAGCTTGAACAGGCTTCAGGGTTATATTTATTAACTGTGAAGAACCTCTGAACAATGATATTATCATTTATTTTGAACAGAAATTCATAAGGCTCTTTGAAGCTTCTTGAACGTTCAACGAGCGTTTGCGATAAATTAGGGTTTCCCATCATCGTATAATTATTTGGTTAGTAAGCATTGTTTATAATAATCCAACTCTTTTTTTATAATGGTGTTAAACGGTTGCCAATATTCAAAAAAAGCCTCGTCATTATTGCTATTATTGATTCTTATCCCATCTTCCAAAAACATATTAAGTACTTTCTTTACACCGCCCCTGCCTTCTGGGTCGATTGGCGAATCCTTAACATCTTCCAAGTCCTGAATGCCAACATCTGTTAGGTGCGGCGGATTAAGGCTGATGATAGTTTTCATCACAGCGAAGTAATCGGCGCCGTAGGTTCCCCACTTTGTTTGACCGTCTACGATCTTGGTTACAGCATTGTTGTTTGGTTGTTCTGTTAGTAGTTGCTGGGCTCTTTCTTGAACCCATTCAATATCTTTGGCTTCTGTTTTTAGCTCAGGGAATATGTTAAGTACGGTCTTTTCCGCTATGCCCTCGATCCCAGATATATTATCCGCTGGATCGCCCCCAATCATCTTGATTAACGCCACATTCCTGTGATGGTAGGGGAAGTGTTGATGAAAGTTCTTTTGCGTTACTATAAACTTTCTGGTAAAGTCAGCCAAATATACCTCAGTATCTTCGGATAGTAACTGCAATAAGTCTTTATCGTTTGTGAAAACTATTTTGTGTTCGTTGGGTGAGTTTTGTACGTAGTATGCGATACAGTCGTCGGCTTCGGATTCGTTTTCCTGAATCTGCCGTATATGCAGTTCTTCTAGGTATTCTTTAATGCGTCTACGCTGAAATTGTAAATCGGAATATTCGTCGTCTGATAGGTTATACAGCGCGTCCCTATTCGCTTTGTAATACGGATAAAAGCTTTGTCGATAAGCCCGCGAATTATCCCCTTCCCAAAACACCACAACCTTAGTTATAGCATATTCCATATAAAACTTCCGAATTGTGTTCAGAAAATTATATATTGTGTATACCCTACCCCTTTCGGTTATGGTGTTTTTCGTGCCGAAGAAGCTTATTTTTAGTAATACTTCCCCATCAATAAGAAGAGTTTTTGTTTTAACAACTCGCTTGTTAATCGTCCGATGAATCATCTGCTTGATTCTTATAGGATGAAAGATCGGCTATTTGTTTCGATAGCTTGTTGGCTTCCGAAGCATTTTCGTCGATTAAGTCAAAATCGGTACCAGTGTCGATGCCAAGAAATTCTTTCCAGTATTCATTGTAATCTTCCTTGTACTTTTTAATAGCGGCGTCGCTATTTAGAATAAAGTCGTGCGGCGTGATGATAATATAACCATCCTCGTAGCCCAGACCGTTTATGTGGTTCTTTTTAACCGAAACTTTAGTTCGGGTTGCAAATTTGATTTTACGTCCCGCTTTGGTTGCGCTTACGGCTGATGTGCCAGCGTTTTCAATATTACCAAATTGGAACACCAGTGTTGCGTTAAGGTATACAGCGTTACCGCCTTTACCCTGCATTCTGGATTTAGACATAGGGTTGCTCATATCTTTCCATACCCACGGTTGTACAACCAGTGTTAATGTATTAGCATATGGCTTGCTTAGTTTTCTTGAAGACGTAATCCTACGGTTCAAACCCATACCGATTTTGTCAGCAAGTACACCAGCCGTATGCTGTTTACCGCCCTTACCTTCCCATGTTAATTTGCAAGGTACAGAGCCAATAGAATCCCAAAAGAAGTCTAAGCCCCAAGGCAAATCGCCTTTTTCCTGCTTATCAAGCATAGCGTTAATAAAGTCTGTAATTTTTTCAACATACTCGAAATCGTCACGGAAGACGAATTTACCTTTCCATTTGTCTGGCTCATATTCTTCGCAGTCAAAACCCATTAGTTTAGCGTGCGCAAAGCTCCACTTTTCTTCTGTGACAATGAGAATAGGTAATCGACCCATTTTCTGGGAAGCGATCATAGCTTTTATCAGAGCAGCGGTTTTCCCGCTATCGGAGTGACCAATGAACTCATTGATATGTCCGATAGCAGGGCCCGCCAGTCCTGTCACCTCAGCAAAAGCTTCACCACAGTTCAAATATTCCTGTGGTTTGTATTCGGTGCTTGAGCTAAGCTCTGCGAACAGCGCGTCAGCATCAAACTCTTTCTTTTTCAAAGCAGTTTTGTTAGGCATAAGTTCTACTTTTCTTTGTTTTTTAATTTTGTTAACAATTCAATGTGTTTTTCTTTACTATCTAAAATACAACCGTCTAAATTTTGAAACAACATCGTTTTTTGGTCGTACTTAATATGTCGGTGTAGTAAATAATGGTCTTTTAGTGTTAATTCTAAAACATCCAACCAATCTTTTTGATTATACGACCAATGATGCGAATTAAACCCAGCAGTCTTTGTTAAGTATATTTCAACATATTTTGCTGCCAGAGCTTTTTCTGGATATTTTTGGTTATACTTTCTTATTTGTTCTCGTTTCTGTTCACGTGTAGGTTTATATTTTTTATAACCTAAACGATAGTACTTATCACGACCTCGCTTTCGTTCTCCCTCAACCCACGTTTCATCATTTCTTAATTCCCTTTGTCTTGTTGTTACGTCGTTCTTTGTACAAGAAATGCATTTATTCAAATGCCCATCTGACATTTTTTTATGTTCGTAGAACTCAGATAGCGGGTAATCTTTTCCACATTTAAAACATAATTTCATTTTCATATCTTTTTAACTTTTCGAAATATTATAGTTATAAATATCTCGAAAAGTTAAAAAGGTAGAAACTTTTTTTTTTACCGTTCTAAAACGGTAAATCAGAAGGATCGATATCATCACCTGCCACTGGGTCTGTGTCAACCGCAGGATGATCAGTCTGGGTTGCAGGTGGTGTAGATGTATTAGCTTCGCCAACGGCGCTGCCAATGTTATCCTGTGTACCAGAACCTTCGGTATCATCCGAATCGATTTTTGGAATCCATTTATTTTCCGATTCTGACCAAGTTGGTGTTTTACCTTCGGCTACGATATACAGGTATTCTGTATCGTATTTCTTGTAAACATTTTCCCATGTCATTGTGTCGTCAACCCACTGCTGTGAAAGCTGTTCGTTGGTTGACAATGCTGATGGGTCATTCGGAAGAATTGCGGAAATGGCGGTGTATTCACCGTTATTCTGTTTATTTTTCACCTTGGTAAGTGTGATACTCAGGTCGCGACCAGTTTTAGGGTCGGTAATATCCCCAAATTTCTTGAAGATAGGGCTGATCAAATCGAAAATTCCACCACCTTTGTCGTCATGAGGAAATCTCCAGAATTTTACTCCTTCGTTTTCCTTTTCACGTTCGATACCTTTGACCACGTAGAATAAACGCGGGCGGTAATTACGTGCCAGCGCTTTATCTGCTGGGTCATTGGACGCCTTTAGCAAATTGTAAACGTCGCTAAGCGGCGAAGATTTACCTTCGTTCTTACCTGGATCGTACAGTTTGCGATGGTTGTTACCAACCTTGATAGAGTGGAACCAAATTTCGGTGAAAACCAATTGGTCGGGTTTCGGGGGAAGCATACGGAATGTTTTTTCCCCACGTGATACACCCTGTGGAAGGGCGATTGTGAAATACTTTGTCAAGTCTGTCGACTCGAACTGACTCTGTGATGCTCTTTTGGCTTGTTGTGCCAGCACCTGATCTACTACATTGCTCATAGTTTGATTTGTGTTTGATTTATTTATTGATTTATTTATTGCTTAGTAACTGACTTTGAACGACCTACGAACTTCGTGCAATTTAAAGTTACTTAATTGAACCTTAAATATACACATTCACCTTGAAAAAGACAAGGTTTTGAAAAAATAATTTTACGTTAACCCTTCCGAAGAAGAACTAAATTGACCAAACATAGTCTTTTGTGATTTAACCCCGTGCAGATAAACCTGACCGTTATGGACTACACAAGACCATATAGGCATATCCACAACAATTGAGTCGGGAGCTGTAACAATACCGCCCCAAGTGCCTCTAACGCCATTTACAGTTACGTCTGTGGCTGTAGCCGCTGGGTTTCCTGAAACACTCATACGATAATACCTATAATCGTGAGTAGCATCACCAAAATTGACTGTAACGCCAGATGTTACTTTGATCATAATATTCTCACCTGATAAATTTGTGATATCTGCCATTTTAATTCATTGTTATATATTATTACATTCTGTATGCTGGCAGTGAGCGAGCAACTTTATCTTCGAATGGGTCTGGCGGATTAAACGAATTACGAATATCCCTTTCATTGAAATCGCTCAGAAGGTTCGACAAAGATAATTTATTTTTCTTCATTTCCATTTCTGTTTGATTTTTCTCTACACCTTCTTTTCCGTAATCACTCAACGGAACATTAAACGGGTAGGAGTTTTGAGCCATAGCCTGCTTAACTTCCTCTGGGGAAGGTGGTTTCGATAGCTCGAAATCTTTGTATATGGCATCAATTTTGGCTAACGCTTGATCCATTTTTGTTACATTGCTCTCCATACCGTTGATTTTCATCATCAGCTGGTTTACCATTTCCAATGTTTTATCAGCCTTGCTGTTCATTTCGTCAGCTTTTTGGTTGGCTGCTTTGGTGTCGTTAACAATGTCGGTTACGTCAACTTCCTGAGCCGCATCACCTGCTGGTGCCGCTGCGTCGGGTGCCGCCATAGGGTCTGCTGCTGCATCTGGTGCTCCACCTGCTGCAAAAGGGTCTTCGGCTGGTGCTGCTGCGTCTGGTGCACCACCTGCTGGTGGCATACCACCTGCGTCAGGAGCGCCGCCTGCTGGGGGAGCGCCTGCTGGGGGTGCTCCGCCTGCGTCTGGTGCGCCACCTGCTGGGGGAGCCTGTGAAGAAAAGTCATCCATAGTCAACTGATCAACTTTGTTGTCGTCTTCTTCAGATAATCCCTGATCGAAGTATGCATATTCGGCAATACGGTTCAATCGTTTTACTTCTTCATTTAGCAGCTGCGGGCTGACGTATTTATTTTTCATTGTTATACTATTGAGCTATGTGTTATAGGTCTTTCTTCGACTAAGAGCTGGCGTCCATCTTCAACGATGAGCTTTTTCTCAATCAGGGTAGTTCTTTCGATCAAACCGTCGTTTTCAACGATTCGTTTCGCCGATTTTTCTGCCAATTGATCAGGTGTCTGAGTCTGGGCAAGAAATTGATCTAACGCTTCTGGGTTAAATTCCATAGTGAATCTCCTTATTTTTATATAAATATACAGCTAATGTAGAAAAAACTGGTCGTTAGGTTTAAAACTTAATGTTATTCCACATACGTATAGCCGTGTTGTATATAGCGAGTTTTTGCGGAAACATCTTGTCGTATTTAGCCTTATCTTTTTGACTTAAATTTTTAAACACCCAATTATTCAAATAACGCTCTGTCCACAATTGACCGTCACTCCCGTCAAACCCTTTTGCTTTAACTCTGTTAAATAGAAAAGTTAAAAAGGTTTCGTTGCTTGCAAATTGTGCGAATTCTCTTAATTTTACAGCATCTTTCCGTATAAACCTACCTATAAATAACTCCCCACCTGTCCACCTGCCAGCGTCAGTTTGAACACCAGCATAGTTGTATCCGCCAGCTGAAGAAAAAGACATATTTTTCTTCGAAGCCTCAGCAAATAATATAGCAAATACAGCTTTACCTATACTTTCATTAGTGTTTTTTAATAGTATTCTTTTAGCTTCTTTATAAGGAAGAAGTGTCGGCGGTGGCGGCGGCGAAATTAACGGCAACTCTGGGTAATACGTTTTAATTACATTATTACCACTTCCAGCAGTTCCAGCGCCACTTTGCACTGATGTGCCAGTTCCAGTTGTACCAGCCGATTGGTTTATAGCCGCAACACCAAGCAAGCTGCTAATGTTGGAGTCTGAAAGTTGTAATAATACATCTTTCTGAGAAGGAAGTACTGCCATTGGTTGCCTTACACCTTTAAACGTTGTTTTTATATCGTTCGGGGTTATAGTATGTTTCACGTTTGTGATCCAGTACGTACCATAAAATAATGGAATATTAGTTAGTTCAAAGAACATTAACGGTTGAATCATCATATTGCCAAGAGAATCAACCTGTGCAGTATACGACCTCTCAGTAAATAACGAAAATAAGTCGCCGCCCTGCGTTTGTGTTCTATTTTTTGCGTATTGGGTGATACCTTTGTACCATTCTTCGGTATTTTGATATTCACTTTGATCAAGCTGTAGGTTACTAAATATTTGTTGGTGTTGTTCACCAAAATCTACCACAAAAGCCATAGCCGTAGCACCATCTTGCATTAAGTCGCGCGGTATATTAACCCCATTCCCTATGTTCGAAGATATATTAGATTTAGTATTACCTCTGGATGATAATAAAGAAAATGATTTAGACGCCGATCGTAGGGTTTTATTTTGCGGCGTGTTAAGTACGGTATTAGTATTTCCAATAAATTGAAACAGAAATTTAGGATTTGCCGCGGCTATATCAACATAGTCGAACGTACCAAACAAATCCCGAGCCGAATTATCACCTTCGCCAGTTTGATAAACACCAAAGTTAATAAACGCTGGTAATGCGTGAATTAATGAAGCGTGCTGCTTAGCTAATTCACTTAAAAATGTATAAAGAGATATGTCGGTATTTACACCTTTATACCCGTAATTATTTTCGAAATACGATTTTAACCAGTCTATATTAGCCAGCATATTATGCCCAACATCCCTATTGGCTCTATCGACAAATAAAAAGTGACTTATTAACGAATCGCTTGGCTCTGGTATAGAATTTGGTGATGTAAAATGTGTATACGAATATTGAAGCTGTAATCTCTTCTTATCTGAACTCACACTGATCCAATTATCAAACAGCGCCTTAATATTGTAATAAGTTTTCTGTTTCATAAGGTTTATATCGTCTTTACTACCTTCTTTGAAATCTTTCAGCTGTTCTTCCACGATAGCTTTTTCACCGTCTGCTAAGTTTCTACTTACACTTTCTAAGCAAGCTGTAATATGCTTATCGGAATTAGTTAACCAACCCCTAACAATTGTAGCCATTTTACCAAAACTCGGGTCTTTTTCTGTATCAGGTCTACCTAACACCGAAGTTTGCTTAAAATATAGCATCATAAAATCTTTAGCTATCTGAATTGTGGGTAGTGTTGGCGCCACGTCAATTTTCTGGAAGAAATAATTAGCCCAGTCAACCACGTCGTCCTCTGACATAGAGTACCTATAATAATATTTTAAATACCGATCACGAACAAGCGCGTCACTTGTTGATTCAGCCCACGTTTTCAAAGACTGCTTACCAAATAAAGCTAATTTTATGAATTTAGCGTCGTCAGTTTCACTTAACGCATTGTTAGCTAAAGCCCTATCAAACATATTAGTTACGGTTTCGAAAACAAAATTAGCTTCGCCAAAATCAAATACGCTACCAACATTGAAAAGGCTTCTTTGATTAAGTAATGTTTGTATAACATATTTAATCTTGTTTGTTTGAGCCTGAGTAAGACTGGCGTTCATTACCTTGCAGATATTTACCGCTTGTTTACCTGAGCCAGCCTTTATAAAACCGCTACCCCTAACGAAACCATCAGTAAGCCAAGCGTTATACGTTAACAAAAATTGTATTTGCTCATCAGTGCTATACTTATTTCCATCCACGGTTAGCTCCGAAAAATTGGATTTATCCACCACAAGCAATGATAATAATATATTTTTAGCCGCCGTAAGCCTATCTTTACTATCAACCGTTTCGTCATATTTGCCTTGAAATACGTCGAGCGCACCAAGACCGATGTAGTCTATTACGTCGTTATACCGTAAAAGGCTATTAACCCTATCTTCAGTAAACCTATCTGGGTCTAAAATGTAGACTCTACCATCTTTTTTGGTATGAATGTTTTTATCGTATAAGAAATCCCTATCCAAAGTATTCAGTAGTAGTTTACTACCAATTACGTCAAAATCTTCATTTTTTAATACCGAATCCATATTATATGGCGCATCACCGACGAACGGGCCTGAGCCCCATACGTACCTCGAAGAGTTCAATATTATGTTAATAATTGTCGCGGTAAATTCGTTGCTATAATCACGATTGTTACTAATATATTTATCAATATCAAACCCATCAGCGGTACCCTTTACTAACGATTTTGATAAGCTACTTAACACGTACTGCAAGCCAGCTACGCCACCAGCAGACGGATACATTACACAAGTAAATGAATCATCCTTTACATAATAGTTAGTTAAATCAACTTGGTTATACGGGTCTGCAACAGATATAAATTCTAACACCTGTAACCCAATTAAATCAATAAACTTTATAAGCTCTTGAGCCCCAGCGAATAAATTATTTTCAGAAACAATATCGTTGCTTGAATTATAGGTAACAATTGGCTGCGTGTTGGCTGGTAATACTGGGTTAACATTAAATAATTCCGCTTCGATAGCCCATATTTGTTGGTCGGTAAACACGCCGTCATAATATTCAACCAAATTATCGCGAATTGTGTCATATAAAACCGACCCATCATTTTGGTTTAAATGGTAAAAAATATAATTCCATATTGACGAATATAGATCGAAAGACGATTTTACCGCATTTGCGTCCGACGTATCAAGAATTTTAACCAACGAAGACGTTTCACCAGCAAGGTCTGACAACCCAGTGTAGTTACATACACTATAAGTTGCGTATAGAGTCAACGCTTTCGTGTAAGATAAGTCATAGGAATATGTCGGGAACGTTCTTAATTTATTTTCTATATTCCAATTTAAAATCGTTTGATTTGTGTTGGTAGGTAGTAACGTACCATATATAGCATTATGAACACTATTGAATAACGCTTCGTAGCTACCAATACCATTTAGGGAATCAATACCGTATACGTTATTTACATCAGAATATACGCCAGTTGTTATGGACACCGAATCTTGAGCAAATTTAGACTTAGATTTAATAAATTTACGTGTGTCTACCACTAACGTGGGTATGCCTGCTCGCCCTATTATTTTTGGAAAATCGAACGGTATAAAGTAATCGGTATATTGAGTATTATTACATATAGGAAAGCTTACACTCTTCCACCCGTTAGCTGGATCGCCTTCAAAATTCACATATGATAAATCTGGTAGGGTAGGTAGATTATAATTCCTGTATTTCCATACTCCGCCAAGCCACCATATATAAGGGTCTGGAAGACTGTACACGCCAGCATTATTTTTGAATAGTATTGCGGGGTTTGGCTCAAATGTTTCACCGTTTTGTTGTGGTTTATCGGTATCCAAAATAGGTGTCGGCGGATTTAACGGTAATGAGTGCAGAAAATAGTAGAAACTGGTGTCAACTACACTGCTTACCGATTTTAAGTCGTTAAAAAGCCGAATCGAAAATTCGGGCGTGTTTAGTAGAGAAGCAAAATTAACTCGTTCTTTACTAAGCTCATACCCCATAAAATAACCTTCAAGCGGTAATATATTTTCTTTTTTACCGCCCCATACATTAGTATTAGACCGAGTAAGGTCTTTGTTTGCTGGTTTTGATTCAATAGCAGGATAAAAAAATAAATTAGTTTCATTAAACATTTTCCAGCTGCCATCTTTAATAACACCCAATATACCATCATTATTATCTTTAGCTTCCTGTAGGTTAGCTGGATAATTTATTATCTTGTCTATTCTGTCCTGAAATTTCATACTATTGGTCGTGTTATAAAGATATCCCCAGCTGGTTCAAGATAATTATTTGTAAAAGTTAATGCGGCGGTTGGTTGACCAGCCACAAGTGTTGTTGTGTTAAAACTTGTTAAGTCCAATGTAGATTCCCACGCACCTAAATACGGTAATTCTTGTACGCCGAACTTATTTTTATCACCATCACCTTTGTATATATCCTTGAAATGGTCAAAATCAGCATTTCCAGCACTAAAAGTTTGAGCAGAAACATATGAATGAGCCGTTGTGACGAATTTTAAGTGATTGGCTATAGACGAGCCTTTATTTATATACTCTTTATCAAATGCATCGGCATTTTTACTGATATAATCAGCCATTTGCTTTGAATTTGATATTGAGATTAACTGGTTTTTTAACAAATTAAGCGTATTCCACCCATTTTCATTGGATTTAAGCTCCGCGTTCATTAATGCTACCACGTTTTTAACCATAATATCGTAAATACCGCTTTGAAATAGGTCGCTCTCTTTCATATTTTTATACAACAACCCATTATGGAAAACGGAATCCAGAATTTGTTGAAATAACCTGTTTAATACGGTAACTGGATCAGTTTTACTTATGCTTAAATTACCCAATAAATCTGGTACGGTCAATGGTGTCAGTAAAAATATATTTGTTGCCGATTCAGCGCTACTAACCCACGATTCAGCCAGCGAATTATGTAATAATTCTGAGGCTTTATACATTTCGTCTATGAACTCAACCTCGCCCCACGACATTTGTTCAGAATTACCACTACCTGGGTATGCTTTTACTAATCCGCCGTCATTTTTTGCTGGTTCATAGAATTCAGGCCAAGGCATACGGCGGTAATCTCCCACAGCTTTTTCAATAACTTCATATGTCGGCGCTGGGTCTTTTTTAGCGTTAGCGTCAGCTATTTTATTCAGTACTAACTCCGATTTCTCTTTAAGTAACTCCATAAAAGCGTCCATATGGATAACAACTGCTTTTACGATGTTTTTAACGCTCGGGTAAAAATGAAATTGTGCGATAAATTTATCCTTAAATGTTTTGGAATCCTCTTCCTGACGCGCTCTCTCGAATACAATAATATCAGTTCTAAATTTATTATATTCTTCGTCGGTCATAGGTATTATTTTTCCATCTTCCACATTTATGTAGGTGTCAGTCATTAAAGTAATATTAAAAACATCAGTACTTAACGTTGAGCTGACTAACTTCGTTATTACGTCCTTTTGCGCTTTAAAAAAATTATTTGTACTGTCAACAAGTTGTTCCAGTAGTGCTGTTTGCGGATTTTCTTCACTTTTAGCTAAAGATTCGACACCAAATTTGAAAGCCGATAACTGTTCTAAAAATGATTGCACCGCCGACCCACGTAATTTCGTGTTGGTTAATAAATCATCGTTATATAATTTTGTTCCCATATCGCTCGACAACAGGAACATACGGTAAAGGGATAGTACTTGGTCTAACGGTCTAACCGACTCCGTTCCATCAGAATTTACATTAACATTAGCATACCCGAGGTCTTTCATTTCATTAATGTCGGCAATTCCCTGCGGGCTTTTATAATATTCTTGGTATTTTTGATTAACAATTTCTTTTCCGCGAAATGTTTCACCCTTTGGGTACATTTTATCCACCAGAAGCGCGTACAGTAATACCACGTCATTAAGCATAGCAAAGGTAAACGACTTGAAGTCGGCGCTTATGATATAACTACCAGTGGAAGGGTCGAAGCGTGTAATAGCCTTCTCCATAACCAGCGGTAATTGAATAGCTTTGCCGAAATACCCTTTGACAGTAAGCTGAAATAGTGGATACGGAAATACGTAGAATACGTTATACGGATTCGATAAATCATCACCGCGTTCCAGTAAGTTTTTTCCCCGAACGTCAATAAATTCAATGTGTATTTTTGGTACCAGTGACGCATTTATTTCAATTTCAATGTTACTAATACCGAAACCTTCTATATCCGCTGGTCTATTTGCATCATACATTTCAGTCCACGCCGTGGTGAAGTGCGTCATATCCGTGTCGCTCATAAAATCACTCTTTAACGCTTCGGCAATGTTCTTAGCCGTAGAGTTATAGAATTTGCCAGAAGCTACATTTATCACTTTGGTTCCTTCGGATTCGTTATACACCTGTGTCTTGGAATTCATCTGAGCCTGTACGCTCACGTAAATCATAAGGTCTTCTGGTTTAACATAACGATACTCCGCGACACCGTTTTTTACAACACCGTTCGGATCAACAATAATAATACCTTCCGTGCCGTCAACTTTTTCGGCATATATGTGCTCGTTATTCACCATAAAGTTTCTTGTGTGTATTCAATGCGTCGTTATAATCCTTTTTGCTCTGGCTCAGCGGATACGGCACACGAAGAATGGAATTATCAATTATTTCGTTTTCAATACGAAACTCTGGGTTTGCCAGAAGTATAATCCACCCGTGGTACGGATCGCCGTAAAACGATAGGCTCATTTTATCCAAACGGCTTTTACCTATCGTATACACTGGGTATTTGTCGGTAGGTTTAATTGGTACCTCTACAAATGGTACCGTTCGCGGAACTTCATTTTCCACGAAATTAGCATATCTGTTTGTGTATGTCGCCATATCCGTAATATAAATATTTTACGCTGAAATTCAAGCGTTGTTTATTGATTTTATAGCAACGTGGTATCAACGTTGGGTTCTGGTTGCGTATTATTAATATCCTTAGGGTTCGCGCTTTTGAACTTCAAGTACTCTTTGAAGGCTTTTCGACCGTGAACATTAGCTCTACTTTCCGAAACTTCAAACATTTTCATCTTGTAGCTACCTTTGGATTTAATCGCAGACATAACTGGCGTAATTACGTCTGACGCAACATTCGATAGACTTTGTTTTAGATCAGACATTAAAGCATCTGTAATAGCCGTAATATTAGTGTCCGCCGTAGCAAACTTAACAGCCCTGAGGTGAGTAATAAATTTATCAATCTGACCCAGTTCCTGAAGCGCTTTAGTTGAATCTATCGCAGCCATCATAGTAGGCGTTAGTTCGTCAATCCACTCTTTACTTATGAATTTAGTAATGAAGCCATAGAAAATAATATCTTCCAGCTTAACCCTATAATTTTGTAATGTACGAACAGCACTGGTAACTTTGTCATTATTACCAGTGTATTTTATCGCATTATATTCATAGCTTCTTACCCCGCCAGTATTAGTTGTCGGAACACCTACAACAGCAATCCAGTTTTTTATACTATCGGTATATACCCAGTTTATTAAGTCTTTTTTCTTAGTTTCAGAAGTAAACTTTTTCAGTTCCGCGCTCAATATATCGTCGTTTATTAAAGCTTGGCTTATTTGACCGAAATATAAACGTTCAAAATTTAACTTTTCAAAAACCGTTTTACAGGATACGTTTGTAACAGCTACCCCGCCGACCTTCCAATCGCCAGTTGTAAAGTCATAGCAAAGTTTATTATGATCAAACCAGATAGTATTTTCAGCACAGGACATTTGGTTATACAGATAATTGAATAACCCTCTCTGAAAATCATCAGGAAGATTATATATATCTGTATATGATAATACGTTGATCGGTGTTTTAGGGTATTGGTTTAAGCAATCGCTAACCGTAAAATTAAAGAAATCAGTTAGATTAAACTCATTAGCCGTAGTTCCAGTGTAGTTAGGTACAACTTCCAGATAACGCAAATTAGCCCCGTCCTTTGTTGTTCCGCCGTCAATACCATTACATATACTATTTGTTGCCAAAACATTATAATACAGATCGGTAAATTGCTTGCGTAATTCACCAGACATACTAAGTTTAGATATTATTAATTCGTTATAATAATCAACGAATTTATTTAGCGCAAAATTTCTGAATGCTTCCAGAATAGCTGGTGACATTTTGTATAGCTCATCACGAAGCGGTGAGTTTTCTTCAAATAAATACCATTCTTCACACTGTAAGTATTTAACAAACATACTATGGTATTGAGCCATAGATCGTTGAACATAATCCAAATCTACATACTTTGGAACTGAAATACCAGCAAAATCCTGTAAATTGTATTCAACTGGATCAACAATACGATCATCGAACTGCGGATAAAGATGTAGCTTCGGTGTTATAGCTGGTGAGTTTGATTTATTAAACGAATCATACCCAATTGTAAAATAGTTCATACTTTTAGTAGTATCACTTTTAAGGTTCGGGTATTCTGTATGGTCAAACTGGGTGCCGTCCTTTTTGTTACCAAAATCCATACGCGTAGTATCTTTAACCACTGGCGTTGAAAATGCCCCATATTCCAAAGCAAAGAAATCATACGGAGTATCTAAAACATCAAATATAGAGTTAAAGTATGACCCAACATAAGTGTTAAACGAATGATATAACTCTTTGAATAAGTCCGTATAATCAACTTCGTAGTATTGAACAATATCCAACCCTTCCTGTATTTTATGAGCGGCATTGAAGTCTGGATTTGAAATTGATATCGAATCGTACTTCTTAGGGTCTTCAATTTTACCCAGCTGGTCAAAATTGGTGATTTCCTCAGGATTTATTTGCAGTAATGCCTCAAAATTAAGATCAGCAATATCAAGAATATCACTATCATACGCCAGCTCTAAGTTTTCCAGATACCTTTCGTCAATATCGGTCTGCCCGAACGACCTACTTTCGTAAATGTCGGCGTTTGCATAGTAGTTGTAAGAAAGTGCGTTCTGTAACTGGGCTACTGGTTCTCTTAAACCAGCTCCACCTACATATTTAACCGTCATATCTATTTGTGCGATCATTGGTTGAACACCTATTCCCTCAGGATTCAAGTCATACGTTATTGAACCACCAACAACAGAATAATTAATACTTAAATTCTCAATAATCATTCTGGTATTGAAGAAATCACCTATTCTTAGGATACAAACAGGCGGCTTGCCGAATGCTGTATTAACAATATCATAGCTATCGGTTCCAACGGTCTTAATTGTATCTCCAGGTCGTACACACTGCTGCAAAAAGGTTAACCTACTGTTTAAACCTTCTGGCGTCATAGAGTGGAACGCTGGCGAGAAGTATTTAAGCTTTTCTTTCAACGTATCAAACACGACTGGCGAATTTTCCCGTAAAAACTCGAAATATTCGTTTTCACCGATCAATTTGTTTAATATACGGGTTGCAACGTCACGCTTGTTTATTACATTATAGCGTTCAACCGTTTTACCTTGGTATTCGGCAGCTTGCGGGTCTTCCGTAGCTGTTACTTCGGTTTTTGTAGTAGTTTTTGTCTGGTCAAACAGTTCTGTGTCAACGTTAAGAGTTACCCGCCTTGCGTAGGAAGCAGGATAGCTCAAAATAGCGTAATACCTGTCGTCCCATTTATCACTTGTAAACTGGGCTTCTGTATAACCCAATTTCTCTTGTATCGCCGAACCGTCGTTGTATATAATTGGCGTTGTTCCGAACGTAAATCCTACGTCGGAAAACATATCAGCAACACTTTTCTCACCAATTCTTTCCGTAAAGTTAGCTTTAAAGATAACCGCTGGTATTTGGCTTTCTCTTGTTAATGTAATAGTGAAATCCGTAGTATTATCTTCGGTGTCAATCTGAGTTACACCTAACTGGCTTGCATACCAATTAGCCACAGATAAAGCTCTTCTCTTGGCAAGTTTCTTGTTATATTCTTTGTCGGCTATACTACTTGCAGAAGCATCAAAATTAATATTAACCGTGGCGTCTGGGTGATTTGTAATATAGTTCCTGATCAGAGTAGCGCTTTTGTCAATATTATCCCACTCTGTATTGATGTTCACACTTTCTTTGCCTTCTCCCTTCGGAGTTGTAACAAAGTATTGTGCAAACTCTTCATTACTAAACCCTATTGTATTAAAATAATCGTATTTATTTTCCTGAAGTGCGCCAAATGATAGCCAACTTGAATACTCAATAAATATAGCCTCATATGATCGTGTATCGTCTGCTCTCGGGACGTCATTAGGGAAGAAGAATCTAAGCTTTGATAAATCAGCTTTGAGCTGTTCATCGTCCTGACCCTTAGGAATTGTTTTAGTGTCCGTAGAAACCTTGTAATTATAAGACCTCTTTTTTTCGTTGGTCATATTAGCTGGGTAAGGGTATTGCCCATTAATAACATCCTTAAAGAATGAAATATCAGCGTTTGAGAACATACCCCAGATACGAGCTAATTCGAATATATCATACTCCACACAGCCAGCAAAGAATGCCGCCAGTATATCGTCAACCTCTTCGTCTGACATGCTAGCCAGTTCTTTCTGAACAAGCACGTTTAATACGGTAGGGTGATCCACAATAACCTTCCAGCTGATCGTGCCAGATCGTTCTGTGTTGTTGTAGGTATAAATCGGCTCAGGACGACCCAAAAAGTCGTGCTTAGTCCAGTTAGCCGTGGACGATTCATTGAAGGTTAATCCGTATGGCGGGAACCACATTACACGACCGCCGTTTGAGCCCTGCTCGTATGTAGGTAGGTCGTTGTATTTGTCCGAGTCTTTCCACGCAAGGTTCTCAATTGAAAACATATACTTGCGGGCTCTGGTCTTATCAAAATTTTTGTCGGCAAACCTATCGCGAATACCATCCTGCCCAAGCATATTCTGGTCATAGATAGTACCAACGTTTAATTTTGTAGGGTAAATGTTATAGTTTGCGTTTCGGTCTATAACCGAGTTTCGCTCACGGCGAATAAGCTCACCATAGCGCACCAAGTGATTAACCTTTGCATAAGGTTTCAATTTTGTCCACGTGCGGCAAAAGCCGTTTTCCCACGGGTCTTGAACAACATACTTGTTTCTGTTGTTTACAAGCGATACATCAACCTTTTTGATCGCAGCTCCCTTTGAATATACCATTTTTCCATCACGGAATTTGGTTTTCAAACTACGTATAGGTGAATCAATACCACCAACATACAGTAATTTCTGTGTAATATCCATCAAAGAACCTGGTCGGAAATTAAACCCTGTTGAAAACTCTTCGTCGCGTGACGTAAAATCACCAAAATCACTACTCTCTATTCCTTCGGCATCCGATTCGTTATTAGCCCATACAAGGTCAACGGTATTTTTTTCATACCCGTCATAATCATCGTAGCCTTTGTTGAACGCTGAAGCTAGTGCGTTGTTGTTGATAATACTAATACCGTCCCGAGCCTGTAAAATATCGATCGGCGGTCTTTCTTCTGCGCCAAGGTAATAATTACCCTTAGGTTTCTTCTGGAAGCCAATAAGTTCGGCTGATGTGTCAAACTTAGGGCTGTATTTGTTCATTAATAAGTTTTCATACAAAGACCACCTTTGACCACCACCAGTTTTTTTCAGTAGGGCATCATCATCCTTAGTGTTTTTGTTGGTAGCTTTCGCTGTGCCGTCTTTAGTATTTTGCGGAGAGTTGCTACCTGTTGGGTCTAACTCTTTCATTGCGTCCAAACCTTCATTTGAAGCTAAGAAATTAGGTGTTAAATCCTTACCGCCCAAATCAACACTTTCCCATAGATCAAAAGGTGAAATAACCCCTTCCAACCCCAATAAAAACTGAGCTGCTTTGCCGACAAAGTTACGCGGGGTCGTAATGGTATAATTTTTCTCAATCAGATTGTTAAGCGGGTCTTTTGCTATCTTAATAAGTTCCAGTGGGTCTACCGACACAGGGAAATCACTATTATAGTTTTTATTGACCAGATTAAGCCTTCCTATGGTTTGCGAGTATAAATTTTGCTCAAATCGGGCTTGTAAGTTATAATTTAACATATACGCCCCGATATTCATCAGCGCCGTATCATTTTCCAGTAAGGTTGTATTCTTTTCCAACAAGTCGCTCATCGACGTCTTGTTATTCAGGTTGTAAAAGCTAAAATAACTGTAATCAATCGGTGTTTTACTTTTTAGGCTATTTGTGTATTCGTCAACATATGTTGTCCTTTTGTATACTTCATTCAAAATATTCTCACGAATATTAGCTGGTTGGTATTCATCTGGTATGTATCTGTTTATTTTTAAGTCTAAAGCACGGGCAGCCTGATTAACTTTGTTTGTTGTGGAGCTAATCGACTGAACGTTGGGAACAATAAAGTTATTAATCTGGGCTGGGCTACCCAAAGTTTGTAATAACGAAGTATAGTTATACGCTTCGCCGATTACCTCATTATTTGATTCGGATGGGTCGGTAAGATCGCGTGGCTTGTTTCGGCTCAAATTAGCCTCTCTGGTGACCATAGCGGCATTATCTATGGTTCCAGCGTCTACTACTACCGATCGCCAGTTAATGTTTGCATCGGTGCCTATAGAGCCCATATTACGCATTGTTTCGGATTGGTTAGCCGAAAGGTCAATAATAGCCGCTTCGATATCGGAAGGTGTCTGAAGATTTCTCTTAAACAGGAATTTACGAATATCTGTCGCAATATCTAATACGTTGCCAGCGTCTGTCACTGGTGAACTATGAATTGTTGCGTCTGTTCCGCGGGAATCTTTGTACGCAGAATACGACAGCGACCCGCCTAAATCGGTTAATCCAACTACAACGTCAGGCGGAGTCTGTAGATTAATCCGCAGTAAGTCTTCCCTGAATTGTTCCGAAAATGTTTTTAATCCCATTTTATGTCGATCGAATTGGTGTTATTATTTCGTTTGGTAATTTTTTACCACTTTGGTGATTTCTATACCTATCTGATTCGTTAAGTATTAATCCTGTTAATTGTTGCAGACCAATATTCTTTAAGTCTGTACTGGTTAGATATGCAGTATTTCCATCGCCCTTGACTTCTAACACGCCTGTAATGTTTAGCGTTATGTTCTGTGGCGTGTTATTGCCACCGCCACCACCGTAAGCGTTAAGCGGAGCATATTTCTCTTTTGGATACATAGGCACCTGAGTCATAATATCCTTGCTCGGCGTCATATTTCCCTTATTGTTTTGACCGTCTAAATTGGTTCCACCGATTACTACGTCATTCTTGTTGAATTTTTGAATTCCACCATTAGACCTCATAATAAAATCATCCGCGGTTCCACCCATACTTTTTTCAGCAAGATTATGCCCAAGCCAAGCAGCTAACGGAATAGCTAATAAACTTAAACCAGCAGATGGTATTGCCGCCGATATAGCCGCTGGCGCGACAGCTAATGCACCAGCTACTGCACCAGCTGTTCCAGCCCCACTTTTAACCTTTTCCTTAATAGGGTTAAATAATTCTTTAAGCCTTGGTTCTATGGCATCCCACATTTTACTAACTAAATATACCGCCATTTTTGCTATTGCGTCAAATATACCATTACTTCCCTTTAGCACGCCAGCAACACCTTCAATAATAGTTTTAAGCTCTGCACCCAATTTATACATCCATTCATAAACGCCACTCCCTGAGCTGAATAGCGGCACAAGTTTGCTGGCTATGAATTGACCAAGATCAGCCATAGTGCGTTGCAGTGCAGCCATAAACCCACTGTCCCTGAATAATGCTTCCAGTGGTCTGAAAAGTGGCTGTAGTGAGAACAGGAACATATTGTACATATTCCTAAGTTGTTCTATAAGGTTCATTCTGTTTGAAGCAACCTTCTGCTCGTCACGAACCACTCCGCGGGCTTTATCAATTAAACCTTGGTTAAGCTCGCCGATAGCCTTCTGCGTTCCCAGCATATCAACCTTAACCATATACTTGCCAGTAATTTCATCGCGTTCGGCTAAATTAGCTATAGCGGTTAAGTCTTCTTTGTTGAAAACGCCCTGCGAACGAAGCTCGTTCATAATATCGTTCTGTTTTGCCGACTGAAGAGTAGCTTTTACCAAGTTATCTACACTTTCACCCGTTGCAGCGGCAAATTCACGTAATAACCCCTGCTGGGCTGGCGGAATACTGAATATACCATCTTTTCCCTTGACAGCTAACCCAGAAACCGCTCCAACAACGTCGTCAATTAAACCTGCCGCGTCGGTTTGAGCCTTCAACATTAAGCTGAACGGGTCAGCCATTTTAGCGAAATTGCCACCTAAAACCCTTAATTTAGCTGATAATTCGATAGCGCCTTCTGGATTGAAAATTTGTACCGCAAGATTACGCATATTATCCAATTCAAAACGTAAGCCCTGAGTTTTGATAACCAACGCGGTTAAACCCTTGATACCATCCTTAAAGTTCAATGCGTTATACGCTGGCAGGAGTTTGTTTACCGTAGTAAGAACCTTGGTGATGTTTATACCAAGCTCAGCCGACGTTTTACGGGTACCTTCAACGTACTTATGGAACATACTGGTTGAATAACCAATAAGCTCCAAGTTTGCGTACATTTCGCCAGTTGTCTGTACACCTAAGCCAGTAGCTTTCGCTATAGCGGATAGGTCACTGATCTGCTGTACAAGCAAAATATGATTTAATCCCGTAATTTGCGAAAATTGCGTGATAAAAGATAGGGCTTCTTCGATATTTACACCCCATTGTGCGGCGGCAATACCAATTTGACCAATATTATTGTTGAGTTGCTGCGTTTGAATCTCGGTTTGACCCATATCAGCGGCAATATTACCTGTAATTGTCTGTATTTTCATCCAAAGGTTCCACGAATCTCGCAAAACGCTTGTAATAGTATTAAATATACCTTTTCCAATCGACACTAATCCATTGAATATATTACTAAATATTTTAGCAAGCGTACCAGCCATACCAATCATACTCTGCACCATAGCGCTTGACATAATTTTACCCATTCTGGCGCCTAACGGGTAAGCGTTTTCCATTCCAGCGGCGGTAAGCTTATTTATGCCAAGTGCCTGCTGTTTATCTCTGATAGTCTTGGCTAATTGTTTTTCAACCTCTAAATTACGATTATCACCCTTTTCTTGCATTTTTCTATACGTTTCTTCCAACACCTGTATGTCTTTCTTCTGGATTTTAATACCCTTTTGAAATTCAAACGTTTCTTTGCTAAGTTCAAGCGTATTTTTAGCTATTTTAAGTATACCACCATTTATACCTTTACCCTTTTCGTCAACCTCTAATATTCGTCGTTTAAGCTTTTCAGTATCCAATAAAGTATCCACCCCAGACTTTAAAAGCTGGTTGCTTTTTTTCTTCATTTCAACACTTAACTGCTCAGCATCCGTACCCTCAGCGTATTTTTCAACCATTCGGTCGAGCATTTCTTTAATCTTCTGCCCGCGGAATAGAGCATCTTCACTAAACATCGAAAAATCAAATGCGTTCGGTGTCCCTGTATCAGCCATAGTTTATATTATCTAAGAAAGTTATTACGAACAAGAACCTGCTTGCTCTGATCTTCTGCATTAATTTTTCTGGCACGGCAGAACTCTATTAAGGCTGGAACATCAATATTTTTAACGTCCATACTTGTAATAGTCGAAGCGTCATACCCGCGAGTACCCGAACTGAATCGAACCGTTAAATACTTGTTTGTAAACATACCAGAAACAAGCTTTCCGCCAGAAACGTTTAAGTTGCCGTCTTCTATAGTAATACCCGAATCGGGTTTATTTTCCATAAGCCATTTTATTACGATAATCGCTGGTGTGTTTTCAACCCCGCCTTTAAGTGGAGTGTACCATTCACCTTCCTGTTCATCGTCTGCATTAGGCATCGGACTTAATCCATATTTGTGTCTGATATTATTAAGTTTATCTTGTTGATATTCAAAACTACCAACGGCGCCAGCAATTTTACGTCTTACTTTTTCATCCTTTGGAATGCTACCGCTTACAGGTTGAAAAAATATATTAGGGAGTTTAAGTAATCCTTTAACCTCTTCTGTTGCCTGAGGTATAAATTCAGCCATTTTACCGACTAAGTTAATATCTGGAATGGTTGATTTTTTTACCACGTAAACTTTACCACCCGTATAAACCCATACAGTATGTGGCATTTGTTTTATTTCTTCAAGAGTTTCCACTATCCAAGGCGGGTTTTTACCGTTATTAATTCCATCAATAATTTCCTGAGAAAGAAGCGGGCTATCCGAGTCTAATAAAACCCGACCCGTAACCATTGTTCCGTTCTGGAAAAAGGTTAAATCTTGATTGGATAAATCCTGCCCGTCGTATGCGCTCGGTTCGTGCTTGTTTAATTGAGCCTTGGCAATACGCTGCAACTCTGGTACTATTTCTTTCATAGCCTGAACCAGTTCGGTTAAACCCTGCTGCGCTTCCAATTCGTCCACGGATTGTGCTGCCCTACCTGCTGTAGCCACCAAATTTTGTTTGATATCGTAAAGGTCGGTTGATATAGTATCCAATACACTATGTGACCCGCTGGCGTGCTGTTCTATTTTTTCCATAACACCCAATAATTGGGTCAATGCCTGAACAACCTGTGGGTTATCATTTTGGTTTGCAGTATCATCAATCTTTTGTGCTAATTGTGGCGCGTTTACGCCAAGCGCTTTTTCAACGGTAGATAGAAACCTTTTAGGGTTTTTAAAAATACTTTTACCTATCTGAGCCATTTGTGGATTATTTGCGGACTCAGCACCAAATACATCAACAATGAACTTGATTACTTTATCTGAAACGGTAACGCCTTGTTCCGCATAAAATCGCTTAACTTCGTCATAGAAGTCTTCCATTGATTGAAACCCCTGCTCTTCAGCTTCAAATAACAATCTGGCGTAGTTAGAATTGAATCTTCTAACGTTTTGTAGTGTGGTATCTAAGTTTATCATACGTGATGTATTATATCAATAAATATCAGCAAATAAAAAAATCACCGCCTTATTAAGACGATGATCTTCCTATTGCCTGATTTTGTTTCTCCTGAATTGCTTCAGCCTCTTCAAATAGCGTTTCTAAGAATATCTTTCGCTGGTGTATAGGCATATGCTGGCAGTCGTTGTACGAAAAACCACCGTGTTTTACCAGTATATAAATCTCGTCAGAAACGTATTTATAGTACTCATAAGTAAGGCCAAAAAAATTCGGATGTAATCGTAACTCCTGCGTGAAATCGGGCACCGCTTGGCGCGGTTACCTCAACTTTTAAATCCAGTCCAGGTTCGTGATCTGTAATATATTTCCTCAACGCCGAAGAATCTTTAACCGACATTGCGTTAACGAACTGGGCTATTTTACCCTTATCTCTGATCCCGTCAATTTCCTGAATCTGGGCTGAAAGCCTTGAGGTAATCAACGAAGAAAATGAATTTTGACCCATCCTTGCCATACGATCTTCGTCGTCTTTGATAAGCTGGTTATTTTCACCACCGCTTAGGAATCTGAATTTACATTTCTTATTCGTGCTCGGGAGTAAAAACTCCATTTCGCCGTTTTCGTCTGGTGTCAATAAGTCTTCTTTGAGCGGAATCTTTGTCAGGTCGACCGTCCATTCGAACGTCTTTTTGGTTGCAGGGTCAACCAGTTTGATTGGAAACTCGGCACCATAGCCTGTAGCCCGTAGGAAAAATAATACAGCAACCCTGTCACCGTCTAACATTTGAGCGGCACGTAAGTCCCTTTCCAGTACTTTCCTGTCCAATAGGATATTGAACATTTCGCCGTTTTCCATCAAATTCATTGATGTTAATACGTTTTCGTCGGAAGCGTTAAGGTATGCAACCTTTACTTGGGACTTCTTATTTGGGTAATACAAGCCCTTGGAAGGTAGTTGTAGCACATCGTGCGGTACGTCCATTTGGGCTAATTCGGCAGTTTGTTCGTTCATAACTAAATTGTTTGAATTTTATTTGTTTCCTTAAATATCTCGAAATCAATTTTTTTCAGATTTCTCGATAAAATAATTTTTATTCTCTATCAGGTATTCGTAATTTTTTTCCGCAGTTTCACATATTTTTAGAAACTCCGCGGTATCTTTCTCGTCCAGCTTGAACCATTCGCCACGTTGATGTTTATGGTGAAAAGCCCTATGCAAATATTTTTCTATTTTTCTGTAGTGTTTGCACTTGAAATAATTTACAATTACAAGTTCCTGAGAGGACGCGGTTGAGAGTTGTTTTAACCGATCCGCTACTACACCTTCGGTAAAACCTATTTTGTAACACCAATCGTGGGTGTTCTGAATCAAATACACGTAACCTTCGGGCATAAAAAAAGAAAAACATTGCGCACCGTAATAGTACACAATGTTTTTCAAAAGCAAATAATTTACAATATTTCTTTAAGCCTACTTATCACTAAATCTGGGTTCTTCTTTATATCGGACTCCCAGAAGCGAAGCAACCACCAAAAGCATACTCTGATAGAGCATTTTTAGTAAAAAAAACGTAAGTAACTGATTTTCAGATTAATATACAAGTATCGCACGGTCAAAACGTAGCGACGCTGTGATTTTTACAAGATCACCATTTCCGTCGTATTTCAACTCGCCGAATTTAGCTTGTGTGCACATAGTTCCTTGTAGAATCCACTTTTCAATTACAACACCCGTGGGGTCTAACATTTCCAGTTCAACGTCTTTCTTGTAACCTGCCGCGTATCCCATACGACCAGTTACCGACTCAGCGTGGAGCCTAACCCATTCCATCATTGCCTGCGCAGCCGAAGGCCCGATTGGGTCACGTAATACCACGTCCATAGGTTCCCATAAGAACCTGCCAGCTACCCAAGTTGATGTATTCAAAAATGGTATTTCAACTTCATCAATTTTTATAGTTGGTCGGGATGCAGATAAAAAGTACCATTCGTTCAAACCTAATGCGCTCGGAAAGCGGATAATCCATCTATTTTCCTTTTTAGGTTCGTAAGGTACGGGCATTTTCATTAAAAAGTTTGCCATAGCAATTTCGTTTTGTTCAAATTATTCGTTTGTTATTTATAAATATATCGTTATCAGAAAAAATATACCCCAAAATCGTAAAACTTTTTTAAGATATTTTGCTTTTTGAAAAACATTGACTATATTTGCACCAAGATTTAGCTCTAAACTATAATTTATCTTGATATAATTGTGTAAACACGTTAATAAATTTTAGCATAAATGTTTATTTTTTAATAAATTAAATAAGTAATTTCATTTATGCTTTCATTCATGCTATCATTTATGATAATTAATATAGATTAGAACGCGCTTACATTTGGTTGTCGCTATTATCTTCGGTATACCAAGTATTTTCCAAATCAACCTCTTCCAATCCAGCTCTCTCCCTTTCGTAGGGTCTGAACCTTTCAGGATTATTCAAAATAGCCGATTTAGGAAATATCGATCCTACACCAGCTTTTCTTAAAGAGAGTAAACTTCTATTACTAGAAGATTCTGCAATTTTCTGGATAATCCGTTTAAACTGTTGTTCTTCAATTATGAGTTTCATAGTAATAAATACTAAGATAAAATAAAAAAAGCGGGCTGTAACACCCGCTTTTCATATAAACATAAAATTAATATTAAAAACTATCGAAAGATACGTTTGTTGGCGTAACTGTGAATTCCAAATCGATAACCTCAAGTGCTGGTGTAGGCTTCAGGTAAATTTTACCACGAAGTGTATTTCTATCGTCACCGTCAGCCTGCGGTTCCAGTTTTACCCTGAAGTCGATAAGACCACGCTCTTTGCGGATATTATCAAGTATTGGGTTAACTGCTGCAAGGAAATCTGTTCTGATTGTATCATCGTTCGGGTCGAACAGTAATCTGTTACCAACCTGACCAATGAGTTTTTTGGTCTGCAACAGGAGCCTACGGATATTAAGCCTATTTAGAGCGCTGTTAGCGACCTGAAGGTTCCTATTACCCCAGATAGCCACACCAATATCACTAAAGGTCGCCAGCGGGTTAATTCTGCCCTTATACAGGATATCTCTGTAGTCCTGAGTCAATTTAATACGGGTTCTCTTAGCATTAACCAAACCACGTTTGTAACCAGCGGAAGCATACCATGGGTGAGCCACGTTATCAGTTAAGGCAAGGTTACGAACAACGTCAACCGTAGGTGAAATAAACAAGTTGGTTGAGTTGTCGGCGTCGTATATCTGGTACCAAGGGTAGAATACAGCTGCGTAGTTACTATCAATATCAGTTCCTTCCAGTTCCGATACTATATCACGCGGGTAGTACCAATCGTCGGTATTTGCAGGCGAGTTGTTGTTCAACAGCTTGATATCAGGTAACGTCGGCAAATAAATTGCGTCTTGACGTTTTTCTTCGATAATTTCAAGTGCGTCACGAACCAAGTCGGTGTTATTCAACAGGTCAATACCTGGCGTAGCCAAGATATTAATGTTAACGTCTTCAGGGTTTTCCTGACTTTGTGCACCAATTTGGTAAGCGTAGTAGTCGGATGTTCCGTAGTCGTCGTCTTTACCCTGAATGTTGAAGGTAACGAATCCACCAGCAACGTATCCAGCGCGACCAATTTTGTAAGGGTCGGTATTGGTACGTGAGTTACGGAATATATCCCAGCCGTCGAATCCACCAGCCAAGAGGCAAGTAAATTTACGTGTACGGATATCCGAGTATGGTTCGGTAGTATCTGTGGTTAGAGCAACATTGTCAGTAAACTGTCCAACACCAACTGCGAATACAGAGTCACCGTTTGAATCCAAGATGCTTGCGGCATTCATATCCATATGGAAACCTTTTGTACGTCCGCCCCACTCTGAGCCTTGACCCCAAGTAGGTGTTCCGCTCATACCTTTGAATTGTAAAAAATCTGGATCAAGACCTACGGTATCAGAGAAACCTAAGTAATTTTTCCTTACTTTATCACCACTCGAAATAACTGGGTCGCCGAACGGCGGCGTGTAGATAGTTTCGCCAGCGGCGTAGTATTTCAATTTGTATCCTAATTCAGGAACCCCGATTGAAGTGGCAGTCCTGTAAGAGAATCCTTCGAAACCAGCTGGTACAGCGGTTGTAGGTGCGAATTCGTCGAGCTCAACCATTACGTATGCACTCTTCAAGTCGAACATATTGTCGATTGTACCAATTTTCTTACCAACGAAATCGTCGGAAGATGGGTTCATATTGCAACCAAGGAATCTTTCAACTAAAACAACGTTTCTGTCAACGTCGCTGTATCGGCGTATGTAGATATCGAACGTTTTAGTATCCAAGCTAACGTTGGCTATAGAAACCTTAATTTCAGTGTTCGCGGTATTACCATCAGAAATGCTAACCAAACGGAATAGCCTCTGCGGTAATCCACCTCGGAGCTCAGAAACAAAGTACGGAGTCATAGGCGTCTGGTACTGGAATTTGTAGTGTGAATACGTGCCAGTAACTTTAATTGTAGGGTGTACACCTTTAATCTTTCTGTTATTATAACCTTCTTGCAGTACGGTCGGGTAGAAACTTTCAACGTAAAGATATGAGTCTTTATCAGTTGGCGTAACCCCAAGCACCTTTTTAATGTAGTTTGTGCTTGTTGAATCCAAGTTAACCGTGTAATCATAAGTAACACCAGATGTAATTGTGGTACCAGTGATATTAAAAGACGCGTATGGGTCAACAATAACGTCAGTAGTATTAGTAAGCGCTATAGTAGGTGACGGAACATCAGCATACCTGTAAAGTACGTCGCTTGAATAGAAACCTCTACTACGTAAAGTTGCAACTTCTTTATTGTGGTACTCTAACAATGGCGTACCAGTATAATTTACCACAGTAAGTGTTGTTGTACCAGTAGTAAATCCACTTCCGCTAACGCCGATGGTATTAGGGTCTACGTAGAAGTTAAAAGCCTTTCCAGTATATGTATCGCCCGTAAGGTTAGTAACCAGTATAAATGTATTAACTAGCCAATGTTCATTTTCAAATGACGGGTCAATATCACTTGGCAGTTCGTAGGCGTCAGCCTGAGTTCCACCTGTGGTCGCTAGATCAAACGCGGCTTGAACATCTGTTGGTAAAGTTCCCCAGTATACGCCGTTTCCATCCGTAGCTCCTGTACCGTTACCATACCAAGGGTAAGGCGAACTGGTCATCCTGAAGTACGTGTTAAACGCGTCGTCAAATTGGGTTTTATCGATACCGATTAAGGTTTCGAACTCGTCAATTAAATCAGTAGATGAGTCCAACACTTTGAATGTTCCGCTGCAATTAGCGCAAAAATCGATGTCATAGGTTATAGGCGTCGGATAAGTTAATGTCGATTGATCAACGTTACCAATTGTACGTAGCACATACGCCATACCAGCATTAAATCCAGATAGTCCAAGAACTCTGGTTACATACAGCTGATTGGTTTGCGATAAATACGATTTGGCAATATAAGCCAGCTCATATTTAGGGATTTGTGTACCTTTGTATTTTGTCGGATCGGTGCCCCCGAACATAACCTTGAAGTCGTCCCAATTTTTAATAAAAATGGGCTGCATTGCAGGGCCCTTCAGTGCTTCACCAACTAACCCTAATGTTGTTACGCCTATTACCTCGGTTGAAAAAGTGAGGTCTTTTTCGGTCATATAGACGCCTGGAGAGTCATAAACTTTATTTGCCATAATTCGTTTTCCTTTAAATTATTATTGTGTTTGGTAGCTAATACCTTAATTTCTTATAAATATACCAGTAAAGTCGAAAAATCTTCTGGTAATCAATTTTTTTACGCTTAATTAGTAACTTCAGTTATAGTCAAAACCCTACTAATCATAGGGACGACTTCAAAATCTCTCGGGTCTATTATAAAACCTTGCGTTTTGAACTTATATAGTTGAATGTAAAATCGTTTTCCTTTTAGGTCTGTAACCTCGCTTTCATCGTCTGTTGACTCCAAAGTAATAGGAATAAAGTGACCATTTACTTGGCTATATGCCTGCAACGATTGAAACTTTTTCATCACGATATTATTAAATTCGTTAAGCTCACGCTGTCGGTAAGAAAATATCCTTACGTCATATGAAATATCGATCGGAACTGGCTGCGGAATTTTATATAAATCCACACCCTTTCTGTTGCCGTCCCACGTCGGAACCTCGGCATAAACATACTTGCGACCTTGCGGGATGTTGTAAATCAAACTTGGATGTGTACCGACCTGAGTATCAGGCTGTCTTATGATTGTAATGAATGGAATTTTGATATTTTTGTACTTATCGCTGAACTCCCAAGTTTTACTGTATTCATTCCACCCTTGGATACCCATCATAATAACGGGAAGCTTTCGCTTAATAACAGTATTATCATTTTCAACGTAATCGCAAACTATTTCCAGATCAGTATTAACGAATTCTTTAAACCCAGCGTCCAAATCTTCGTGGAGCACACCTTTTGGTAGAAATACGTCCTTATCCGTGATCATTTCTTTGATCTGTTCACGGCGCTGGATACCATCGGGTCTACCAAGGATATTTAATTTCTTTTTGTATGTTTGCGGTGTTGCCATATTAAACGCCTGTGAATAAGTTTGGATCGAGTGTAACGCACATAATGCTTCGGTAATAACCTTTAAGACCGAACCTTGTGTGTTTATTATCGGCGGTAATCTTGCCGTCGTCCTGAACCGACCAATATTTAAAGTTATGCTCTTTATCTGAGTATCCAACAACGTCGCCATAGGAAACATCGACATTTTTATCTTGAAGCTCTTGTATAAATACTTGGAATGTTAGATTTCCGTACTGCTGATAACGCATTGTCTGATTTTGTTTGTTGTATGCCTTGTTTTCAGCTTCTTCTATCTTCAGATTAGCCACCTTTAAAACAACTGGCTCTAAATAACGCACATCGCGTGCATTACTCTCGCCGTAAATGTCGTCAGTGTCTGTTTTAGCGCGATCTATACGGAAAAGTGTTACCGATAGGTTCATATCGTTTTTAACGAATTCGTCTGCCATTTCCATATCCAACTTGAAATCGTCTTCGTCATATAGGAAGTTAAGTCTGGTGTTTGGATTACTTTCGTTACTCATACTGCATTTTATCATAAATACTTTGATTTTTGGGATAAATTGTCTATATTTAAGTAAAGAAGAATAAAAAAATTAAGAAAGTCGGTAATGACTAAAATACCAATAGAAAGCGAAGCAACTAAGATCATTAGAAGTTATACTGGAACCAACGATTATATACTATATTATAAAAAAATGTTACGGATTAACCCGTATTATCTTATTTCTCGCGAATTAGCGAAATATGTCATAAAAAATCAAAATCTCAACCCAACGGTAATGAATAAATGGGTTGATATACACCCATATAGTGCCGACGAGCTTCAAAAATTCTTCAAAAAGGATAAAGCACCAGAGAAGATATTCGTAAACAAGGTTTTAGCTGTAAAACCTAACGAATCTATACACGTATGGGGAAAGATGTTAGAAGAGGAAAATTATTACTATTCGATGTTTATTACAACGTCGGCTTTTACAAAAGTCCGCCATTTGTCACCAATCGATTGGTCTAAATATAAAAATCGACCGCCAAAGAAACATCAAATTCCTGCAATAGAAAAACTGGTTGCTAATCCGCGATTTATCTTAGCTGATGATATGGGTCTTGGGAAAACTTTAAGCGCTATTGTTGCCGCTAAAGAGATTGGGGCTAAACGAATACTTATTGTTTGCCCAGCAACTCTGAAACTCAATTGGAAAAAGGAAATTGAGTATTTTGAAGATAAAAAAGACGTCGTTATAGTGGATGGTAACGACTGGAAAAAAGCTAAATGGGTTATTGTTAATTATGATATCCTACGAAACTTCCACCACATGCCGCAGGCTGGTGTAAAAGCGTCTGATCTACCATTGACGGCAATACAGATCGCTCAGTTTGATCTGGTAATCGCGGACGAAGCCCATAGACTTAAAGACGCCTCTAGCAATAGATCAAAAATATTCAACAATTTTGTGTACGACATACCAAACCGATGGCTTTTGACTGGAACGCCCATAACAAACAAGCCAATTGACTACTTTAATCTATTACAGATATGTGGAAGCCCGCTGGCTGATAATTGGCAGAGATATGTTAAAACATACTGTGACGGCAAGCGATTTACCAATAGGTCTACTGGTAAAAAATACTGGGTAGCGGGTGGTCACTCCAACTTGGACGAGCTGCGTAAATATACTCAGAATTTAATTCTACGACGGATGAAAACTGAGGTCGAAGACCTTCCAGATAAAATAATTAGACCAGTGTATCTGCCATTGACGTCAACAGTGATGTATGATAGATATATGAACGAATATGAAGACTGGTTAAACGATATGGACGAAAAGGGTGAAGCGGTTCCGCCTTGGGAACATCTTACACGGCTTATTAAAATACGTCAAATGTTATCGCTAGACAAAATAGATACAACAGTTGAGCTGGCGATGGACTTTATAGAAGAGGGTAAAAAGGTGGTGATATTCAGCTGTTTCACCGAAACCCTTGATTACCTTATGGAAAAATTAGGTAATATTGCCGTTAGACTTGACGGCGGAATGTCTTTAATTAACCGACAGAAATCAGTAGACGCATTTCAAAATAGTCCTAAAATTAAAGCTTTCTGTAGCAATATTATTGCTGGCGGGGTAGGTATTACCTTGACCGCTGGAGAGGTTGTTATATTCAATGATTTGGATTGGGTACCAACAAACCATGTTCAAGCCGAGGATAGGGTGCTGCGTATTGGTCAAAAAAATAATGTAAATATATTCTATCCGTTATTTGACGAAACACTGGATATTGTTATGTTTGACGCATTAACAAATAAAAAAGCGGTTATCAATGAAGTTATGGGGGATACCGAAGCGGCGTTTAGTGAAACTATGCTGAAATACGTTGTTGAAAGGTTAAAACATCAAGAGGTTAATTAAAATACATTTTTACAAAACCTCTTTAACCATAATATTATCGATTTCAAGCCATACAAGGTTTCCAGTATCTCCGCCACCAGTTAAAAGGAAAAATACACCTAAAAAGTTATTTTGTGAACTCTCCCACTCATATTCTACTGAAGTGGCATTACTTGTGTTTGACGCTAAGCTCGTTATAGATACCGAATTACTCGTATACGTTGTAATCTGATTTACCGCAATACTATGTGAAGACCTATACTGAATCCATATTCTATATGTTTTACCGTTAGCGTTTGTTACGCCGAAATTGTTTGTATAAACAAACGCCGATCCCACGGCAATCTTACATTCAACCCGCTGTGCCCGATCAGAGAAGCCGTTTACGCCATTAATAATACTGAGATTATAATTATTAGGGTTAGATATTTGCCAAGAATCGCCAAACTGCGTTGCCCCGCTAACATTCCAGTCTGTTGTATTATCGCCATCCGCGTTTATAACCATATTACTACCATATCCTGATGTATTACCAGTAAAGTATAGTTTAAACCAGTTTCCTGATACTGGCGTCGTTTCAAATGTTAACCTATTATCGGCGGTTTGTCTAATTGGTAAAGCCATAATTATGCATTGTTAATATCATTATTGTAATAACACATTGCCGCAGATGTATAATTAATTGTACCCAATAAATCCAATACATCTGATACAATCCATGACCCATTTGCGAAATATGCTAATTTCCCAGTGGTATATTGATCTGTATTATTAGTAGCAAAATTCATGTTATGTGCGTCATCAAATACAATAATATCTTCATACGAAGTAACCAAAGAGTAATCACCTGAAGCGAGAAACACGTTGTCAAACAAGAAAATATTATCTACCTCAATATTTGCTGAAATGGTGTTAGTAGATTCAAATAATTTTGTTACTGGTAAATTGTCTACGGAACTGTAAATGTTTAATCTTATCTTGTAATCAGTTCCTGGATTCGCTGCATCACCATTTAAAAGTATACTTTTAATATTACAGTTAGGTAATGTTACTTTTTGAGAAAGAATAACAGGCGCGGATGGATAGCCGCCATATGTTACTATACTACTTGTTCTTGTAGTTGCGATCGAATGAATACCATCCAAAGTAGACCAAGCCGAGTTATCGGTTACAATAGGTATTAAAGAGCCATCACGAAATTTGGTTTCGCTCAAGTTATCTGCAAGCCATTCCTGAGTACCAATACATATAGTACGATAAACTTTTCCATCATTACCTATATAAGTACCACTTTGCCCATTAGTTAAAGTAGTAGTAATTTTTAAAGGTCTAACCGTAAATCCATAAGTTTTATATGTCCAACTTATACCACCAAATGTAGTATCATTTATCCATAAATTATAAGGATAAATAGTATTTTGATCAGTACACACTATCCAACATAATCCTTTTATACCGTTAAATATACCACTATTATTTCTATTACCAGAGCCTCTTGCGTTAAACTTACTTAAATTATTACCATTTCCAGTAATCCAATATGTTGTACCTATTTCTTTAAGTTTATTTTGTGCTACAAGTCCCTCTCCAAGATAAGTAAGTAATGCTTCAAAATCAGCTTTAGCAGGAATTTTAAAACCTACAGGTGTTAAATTTCGTGCATCAGTAGCAGCATACCAATTATACAAAGCTCCATATTTTATTGTATCAACTATTTCTAATTCATTAAAATATAGTTTATGGTTATCACCAAAAAACGGACTAATTTCAAACGTTAATCTATTGTTTGATATCAGATAAATGGGTAGTGCCATGTTGCTATTTTATTATAAATATTAGTTAATAGTTAATGTTTTACGAGTAACAGAATATTTATAAAAAAAAGCTTCAGTATGTTACAGATCGAGCCCCAAGAAAAAGACAAAATATTCCGCCAAGCGCGAAACAGGCTTGGTGCCCCGTTGCGTAAAATCCAATTGGAAGACGAGCAGATGCTTACCCTCTTGGAAACGGCTACGGAAGATTACGTTGAGTATATTCAGAACTTTTTGATTGAACACCAATGGATCAATCTTATTGGGCTGGACGTTAATGAAGACGACGTTGCCCGCGCATTGATTACAAGGAACTATGATCTACTTACCCAATATACATACGCCTACTCAAAAATTGTTGGCTTAGGAGCTGGTGAAGGTGGCTACGAGCTTAAAAAAGACTACATAATTCTTCGAAAGGGTGTCCAAATGTATCAGATTCCCGCCAGAAGGGAGATCAACGAAGTTCTTTGGTATACCCCAGCCACAATGGATAAGAGTGTTATCGACCCATTTTTGGGTGTTTGGAATAACCAGTTCGGAGGTGAGTACATCGGATTAGGTAGTTATTACATTATGCCAGCCTTCGATATATTACTTAGGGCGGCAGATAGAAGTTTGAAAAATAGGATTATACGTTCAGAATTAGTGTACAAGGTGACGAACGGGCCTGACGGAACAAAGTTTGTTCACCTAATGTCAGTACCTGGTGGTCGCTTTGACTTCCGTAGCTCACTAATAGACCAAGCCCGAGTTTGGTACTGGTATTACGATTTACCAGCTAAAGGTGAAAAGTGTGATCTTTACAAATACAAAGATATTATCAAAACCCCAGCAGATGTTCCGTTGGCTGACATGAGCTTTGAAGAGCTGAACGCGCCGTCTAAAGTTTGGATTCGTCGATACTTTGTTTCCTTATGTAAGGAAACGCTGGGTCGTGTCCGCGGTACATTCGGCGGCAAAGTACCAATCCCAGACGCAGAAATGACTATGGATTACCAAACTTTACTATCAGAAGCAACCAATGAAATGGCTATTTTGAAGAAGGAGTTAGAAGAAAGATTAACTCGTCTGTCGCCGTTAGCCACGTCGGATCGATTAGCAAAGGAAGCCGAGAATATTAACCTCGGGCTAAGGTATCGTCCATTCCAGAAACCAATACGCTACATATAATAAATTAAACAAAATTGAAACAATGTTGATATTACGAAATGCCTTAGATCGTCCTTTAAGTTGGGATGAAATGGATCACAACTTTGAAGTATTAGAGATTAATGCGTGGGTTAAACAAGGGTACGAAAAAAACCAAAAATGTTTCGTGGTAGACGGTAGCTATACAACGATCTACAACTGCGTATGCACGCATATACAAGAAGCTTACGAGCCAGCTGACGTGTTTATCACCACGTATGGCGCAACAACTATATGGGAGCCTATTTCAAGCACGTATAATGGTCAGCCGTCAAACACTGATATTTATGTTACTGGTATGACGTATAACTCGGCTATGAGTGGAAATACGCTTACCGTACACCAAACGCTTGGGTATCCAGATGTATCTGTTTTTGTACCTTCTTACGCTCTTTACGACCATTATGTTAGCAACTTTACGTTAACGGGCACAACTTTATACATATATAGAACGGGCGGGCAGCCTACCTTAACGGTAGATTTACAACCGATTATTGATATTTCAACTGGTATAACTTCAACAAATACGTACGTAACTGGCGGAACACTAAATAATTCTAATTATCATTTATACCTCAGCCGTAACGATGGAGTAATTGTTGATATTAATTTATATGCGCTCCACGACCCAGATATTTACACAACTGGAGCAACGTTAAATGGTAGTATAGCGACGTTCAGAAAGAATGCGGGCTCGCCGTACACATTGGATTTATCATCTTTAGTTGTGACGGGTTCCACTGGTTCTGGATATAGTGGGTTTTCGGGTTATTCTGGTATAGATGGGGCGTCTTTAGGGTCTGGATATTCTGGCATATCTGGCTATTCTGGCTATTCTGGCGAAAGTAACGTTTCTGGGTATTCGGGTATTTCTGGTTGGTCTGGTTATTCTGGTTGGTCTGGTTATTCTGGGGCGGCTGGTAGCTCTGGATGGGCGACAGACCCCGAATTGATTTATGATCCATTAGCAAATATATTATCCGTTCCTAATATTGAAGTTGGTTCTGGATACTTTAAATATTTGGATGGTAATCAGGCTTCAGGGTACGTATTAACCTCAAATGCCAGCGGTGTAGCATATTGGTCGGCTGGCGGAGCTGGCGCGTCAGGATATTCTGGTATTTCTGGGTATTCTGGTACTGGCGCGTCAGGATATTCTGGTATTTCTGGGTATTCTGGTACTGGTGCAAGTGGGTATTCTGGTTTAGGTTCAGCTTTAACCATAAACAATAATGCGGACAATAGAATGTTGACAGCTAACGGCGGAACGACCTCTATTGATGCTGAAACTGGTATGACGTACAATAATGGGTACATTACAAATACAGCCAATGCTCCAGTCACTTTAGAATTAGATAGCTATCATTCAACCACGGCGGTGCCTAACTTTGTTATTGTTCGCGGTCGCGGAACGCCATCGGCAAAAACAGCCGCAATGACCAACGATATAATTTATGAAGAAATAGCTTATGCTATGTATGGGGTCGGTACGACTAACACATCTATTACCATGTATAAAGCCACGCTTCAACTAAAGAGTGACCTAAATACAGCAAACCCTACCATATCTACAGAATATATTCTACAAACCCGAAACTCTACCCCAGCGGTGGATCAGATGGATAATAGGTTAAAAATAGATACGGCGGGTGATCTAACAGTTTACGGTGGTCTTTATGTGGGTCGTCAAGTAAGTTTACCCACAGAAGTTTTTAGCAGTAATACAACAGGTAGTACTGGATTTTCTTATCTTGGTGAACCACCAGCATCTACAACCATAACATTCACTTTACCATTAGCCAGTAGTTTTCGAGGTAGGGTTTACTATATAGTAAAAAATATTACAAGTAGTGGCACTTTAAGTATTGCATCAACTGGCGGAGATACTATTGCTTATCTATCCAGCCCGCAAACGCTAGCAACGAAAGGTAAGTTTGCTATGCTACAAAGTGATGGTATAAGTAACTGGATTCCGTTAAGCATTAGTTTATAAAAATATATTATGAGGTGGACACAGAAATACATTAATTTTTTACTGGATGGCTCAGAGTATTACGACTTTGAATTAGCCACCGAAGGTACGGCTATGTATGGTATTTCACTATACGACGATGACGCGGTGATTGATATCAACGTGTGCTCTGGTTTTACGTCCACTATTCGATGGTCTGGTGCCACTATGGAAGCGTTCACCTTGGACTTTATTACCACAACAGGATTGGACAACTACTTTGTTGATATACCAAATGCGTACAGTGGTGGAACCATAGATACGAGGATCGCTGCCAATTATACCGACGACGAATACTTTGAATTTCACCCCGTATCTGGGTGGTCAACCAATATAAGTTATGAAATACTTCCGATATCAAACTGTGCCGTCAAATTAAACGGCGGATTCTACCAAGGATTCTTTAAATTATATGAGTACCCATATGAAATGATGCCTTCCCGTATGCGAAAAGGTTGGACAGTTGACATGATTGTGGGGTATCCTGACGGAAAGTCAGGAACAGGAACAACACTGAATGACTTATTTGCTAACAATGGCGGATTTATATTTTATTTGGGTACTCGCGGCGAAGATAAATACTGGAATGGTTTTACCACTGGAGCCACTGGCGAAGAAACTATTCTGTTCAATTGGTCTGGCTTAACGGTCACCGATCCGCGGTATTTACAGTATTACCAATTCGCCCCAACAAGCGCTGGTAAAACACCTTCGCTCGACCCACTGAACCCGTCATTTAACGACGGCAATGTGTACGGTGGATATACACTCGGATATTCTTATGGTCTTGGGACAACTTCCGAAGGTGAACCATTAAACTATAGTCCATTATTCACTCAGGGTGATGAATTTGTTACCGTCCGCATAATCAATGGCGGAGTTAGTGGTGGTACAAGCGGTAAAACTACCTATGAATCATACGATTACAAAGGTTATTATCATTACACGAACCATTTACCGTATGCTGAAAGATATTTCGACGATAATACTATTCCTTTATATGTAAAATACCCATGGAAAAGTATTACGGATAATGCGTTCGGGATTAGAATTCGCCCAGACGGTCATATTGGTTATAGGGTATTAAGAATCGGGAATGTATGCCAAACTGGTACTACGACAAATATTGACGGGTCAATAACAGGAACTACTACGCCGATTTATCAACTGGAAGAGTCGTATTCCGCCAGCCCGATATACACGGCTGGTGACAATGGCAGCATTAACATCACAATAGTCTTTGAGCGCTACATAGAATTGAACGATTGCGAGCTTATCTATAATGATTATCGAAAGGGAACGCTTACAATTTACGTTAACGCTAGACCAGTATTTCGCGAAGAAAATTTCGAAGAAATTATACCGCACGCTTTAGATAGACAAAAGGAGTTACAAAACGGAGTGCCGTTTAATATTTCGTGGGGCGGCGGAACTCAGGGACTTTTGGAATCTGTTACCTTTGGCGGAATAGACGCACCAGACAGAAATTTACTTTTACAAAACTTTTTTGCTGGATCGTTTACTGGATCGCTGCAAACATTCAAAATGTACATACGCCCGCTACACGTGCCTCAAATAATTCACAACTTTGAGTTACGAAAAGCCCAGTATAATATGCTTGGCGATTTTGGTGGCAGGTATATATTTATAACAAGAGCTTAAACGTAATACAATGGGACGATATTCAACACTAAACGAGGATATTCAGCGGCTAAATAGCCTTGCTGGTATTAACACGACAACCGCTCCGTGCGGGTGCCAACAGCCCGAGGATGGCAAAGAAATAATCAAGTCCGCCAATATGGGGGAATCTACAGATCAGGATAAATACGAAGACGTAGTTTTCTTACAAGGTCAGGAAGCCGACGAACCGTTACAGATTTTACGCAACGAAGGTCAGGACGCAGCTTTGGAATATCTTAAATCGTGGCATATGCTTGGAAGTCATATGGGTAGCTCAAACTTAGGACATGGAAGCGACGACAAAACCTATGAAAAAGATGGTTATCATATGGCTTGGAATAGCCGTATAGGGTACATAGGGTTGCAATATGATCTTAACTATGACCCAGATGTAAACAAAACAATAGGTCTAATGCAGCAGAGCGAAGAAAGGCACCAAGAACCGCCGCGTACCAAGTGGCAGGATTTTTACCAATCAAATAAACTAAGATAATTGATATGAACTTTTTCATTCGCAAAAATAGCCAACTACCTATTCTGAAGATGAAGCTGGTAAAGGACGGCAGAAATGACTTCCGAAATATCTGGAATATGTTGGAAAATTCCGCGATCACCTTCTCTATGAAGAATACTAAGAACGGCGTGTACAAAGTAGCGAACGCGTCGGGCAAACTCATATTAAAGCCAAATACTCTTGATATCGCTAATCACGAATATTACATTGGGTACGAATTTCAGTTGTCAGACACAAACGAAGTTGGGGTATTCACAGGTGAGTTCAACATCAAATTCTTCGATATGGAAACAAATAACTCCGAAATTGGGGATTTAAAAGTCCCAATTAGCGAAGATTTATATATACACGTGATAGATAGTTTTACGCTTGCCACAGCCGTTTAAGCTGATAACTTATCTATTGTTAGTTGTATTTATAATAAATGTTCATACAGTATGTCTAACGCTAATTTAATGTTCGCGCCTTCCAGTAGAATAAATTTACACCCGACGGCTGTATCGGGTGATATATATAAATTATATTTGTTTGCGTCGTCTATCATTTTGGTGCTACCTAATTTACTATCTTTACGTGGATACATTAAAACTGATGGGTCGGCTTGGGGGTGGGGGTATAATAATCATGGGCAGTTAGGGGATAATTCCATAGTTAACAAGTCAACCCCAGTTGCCGTGTACGGATCAAAAACATTCTGTCAAATATCGGCAGGGTATGCCCACTCTTTAGCTGTCGATAAGAACGGTCAAGCTTGGGGATGGGGGTATAATCAATATGGGCAGTTAGGGGATAATTCGCTGCTAATAAGCCAACTAACCCCCGTTGCAGTATATGGATCAAAAACATTCTGCCAAATATCTGGCGGTCAATCTCATTCCTTAGCTCTGGATTATAATGGAAAGGTTTGGGGGTGGGGATATAATAACGTTGGGCAGTTAGGGGATAATTCGGTAACAAATAGATCAACCCCAGTTGCAGTTTGCGGAAATCACACATTCTGTCAAATATCGGATGGGTATTTTTACGCCCTAGCCCTAGATTATAATGGAAAAGCTTGGAGCTGGGGATATAATTATTATGGTCAGTTAGGGGATAATTCGTTAATAAACCAATCAACCCCAGTTGCAGTGTGCGGCACACACACATTCTGTAAAATAACAGCAGGTAATTATCATTCCTTAGCCCTAGATAAAAATGGAAAGGCTTGGGGCTGGGGGTATAATTATTTTGGTCAGTTAGGGGATAATACTAATATAGGTCAATCAACCCCAGTTGCCGTTCAAGGTGCAACAAAAACGTTTTGCCAAATATCTCGTGGCGATGCCCATTCCTTAGCCCTCGATTATAACGGAAAGGCTTGGGGTTGGGGATATAATAATTATGGTCAGCTAGGAGATAATTCTCAAATAGCTCAATCAACCCCAGTTGCCGTGTGCGGCACACACACATTCTGTCAAATATCTGGCAGAACTCCAGTTGCCGTTCAAGGTGCAACAAAAACATTCTGCCAAATATCGGGCAATTATTACCAATCCTTAGCCCTAGATTATAACGGAAAAGCTTGGGGGTGGGGGTATAATTATTTTGGTCAGTTAGGGGATAATTCGGTAACAAGCCGCAGAACCCCAGTTGCCGTGTGCGGCACACACACATTCTGTCAAATATCTGGGGGTACATTTCATTCTTTAGCCATTGATAAAAATGGTCAGGCTTGG